GAGCTATTAGTAATAGCTATATTACATAGCCAAACGCCTACATTATTTCTTTTTATTTGCTGAACAATAGCAAACTTATCTTCTGATAATGAAGAAGCTGTTACAGGTTTATTTGTAACTGTGTGAGGCGGCGCGGGGGCTTCCAATATATTGGTTGGAGGAGCTATATTAGCTGTTCCTTGAACAATAGTTGGTGGCTTTTTAATTACTGTTTTTTTCTCAATCTGAGAACCAGCAGCTAATTGATCAAACCGTGAAATCAAAGTAGTTAACAAGAAATTAGTAGTGTCAGCTTTTTTGTCCAAACTAATTTGGTTGGCTAAAATTTCTTTAAGTAAATCAGTAGCTGTTTTCAAAACTTAACCTCAACGTTTGTTTTCGATAAACTACAATATCATCTACAGTGATATCTTTTTCTGATAGATAAGTTAATACTTCAGTTTCAGACTGACAAAAAACTGTATCTGAATTTACTTTATCTATTAAAATAAAATTATCATAGTAAAGCTCTCTGACAACCACTTCTTCTGGTTGAGAAGATTCAACAGGTGAAGGAAAAAGAAGATATTTAATACAGTCTTCTTTTTCCTCTTCTGTCAGAGATTTATCATTTACAATTTTTTCTATCTGTTTTTGGCGTGTTGCTGAACTAGTATCAACCATACTAGTTATATAGCAATACTTTCAGTGTTGTCTACTTATTTCTTGCTAGCTTCTGCCCTTCGCTGTTCAATTTTTCTAGCTAGATGCATTTCTGCTAGAACTAATTCATGAACAGGCTCAGGAGTTTTGTCATGCTTGTCTTTGACCTTATGATTTTTTTTATGCTTTTTTGGAGCATAAGTAGCTTTGCCCTCATCTTCTAGACGGCGCTGCTGAGCAGCATTTTGCTTACGACGTTTTTTGTCAGAAGGTTTCTCATACCGCTGAGCTTCTTTGTAGTCAGACAGAATCTTCTCTTTCTGCACAATGGCTCGGAAAGCCTTCATTGCTTTTTCTAGATTGCCAATAACTTTTACTTCAAGGGGATTAATAACTAGAGTATCTGATACCATTTTAATTACTTTCTTTTGATTTGGTGAATTTACAAGCCGGGAAACCTGAACAACCTAAAAATTGCTCATTATTATTTTTATTCGTTAATTCCCTAAGAGGAGAATTACATTTTGGACACATTGGAATATTTAATTCTTTATAAGCATCCCCTAATTGATGTTCAAGCTCATCCCAAAATTTATGCAAAACTTTCTTGTTATCTAGTTTGCCTTCGGCAATTTGATCTAGATCAGTTTCCATATTAGCGGTATAATGTGCATCAACAAATTTAAAAAACTTAGTTAGTTTAGTACTTACTTTCTTTCCTAGGTCAGTAGGAACATAAACATCATTACTGTTCTTTTCAACATAATGACGATTTTCAATTCTATTACTAATCTCAGCTAAAGTGGCTGGACGACCTATTCCTAGGTCAACTAACTCTTTTCCAAAGCTGCTCATATTATATCTAGGAGGTGGATTAGTTTTCTTTTCTTGAAAACTAATATCTTTTGGATCTAAAGATAGAATATCTCCCTTAGCTAGGGAAGGTAGGCTTCCAGTAGGAATTTTACCGCTATAAGCTAAGTAACCTTTGTCCTTCAACATTTTCCCGGTAATTTTTACCTGGCAAGTAGCATCTTCTTTAGAAATCAATACTATCTTAACAGTTGAGAAGACAGCTGGAGCCATTTGGCTCATCATGAAATGATCATAAATAGCTTTATAGACTTTTTTAGCATTACTGTCAGTAATCTCCGAACTGATATCGGAAACAGTAATATCACTTGGTCTAATACATTCATGAGCATCTTGAGCAGCATCTTTATTTTTATACACCACAGTTTTAGTTGATAACGGATACTCAGATTTTTTAATAAACTTTCTAAGCTCTTCCATTGGCTCTTCACCTGCACGAAGACTATCTGTTCGATGATAAGTAATCAATCCACTTTCGTATAGCTTTTGAGCGGCTGCCATAGTATCACTAGGGGTGAGTTTATGAGTACTAGCGCAATACTGCTGCATGGTACTAGTAATAAAAGGTGCTTGAGGAAATTCTTTTTTATCATCAAAAACAACTGATGAAACTTCATAAGTTGAAGTGTTCTTAAACTTAGAAAAAGTAGCTTTGGCTTTAGCTTCTTCAGAAAGTTTACTATCATACTTAGCAGCAAACTTCTCTTTATTCTTTTCTAGTTTTACATCAATGGTCCAGAATTTTTCTGGAACAAAGTTATCAATAGCAGATTCTCTATCAGTAATAAGTTTAAGAGCCGCCGATTGAACTCTTCCGGCTGAAAGATTATTACCAAAACATTTAGAAACATATGGTGAAGTGGTAAAGCCAGCAATTCTATCTAAAATTCTACGAGTCTCTTGGGCTTTGAAGAGATTTTCATCAATTACTCCAGTGTTTTTTAGACCTTTAAGAATTTCTTTTTTATTGATTTCCTTAAATTTAATACGATGAATTGGAACAGTAATTCCTGCCAGACGTGTTTTTATATGCCATGCAATGGCATTACCCTCACGATCATCATCGGTAGCTAAAAAGATTTCATCAGAAATATTTGCAGCATCTAGAATATCAGAATAAGTCTGACGTTTATCATCTTGAATAACATATTTTGGACTAAAGTTAGTTAGATCAATACCCATATTGTACTGACCGCCTTTGGCGAGGTCAACAATATGTCCCATGGATGCTAATACTTTATAGGTATTTCCTACTGCTGCTTGAATCTTTTTAATTTTTCCTGGAGATTCTACAATAATTAATTTCATAATTTCCTTACATTAAGATGAAGAAATCCTGCAACCATGAAGGAATTTCATTTGAATTTTCTTTATATAAATTAGTTTTAGATAAATTTGTTAAAGCTTTCCTCAGAGAGTTGTTATTTCTATTGAAAAAATTGAAATAATCTGGACAATCTTTATTAATAAACCCTTCAGCATTTGAAGTCCAAACATTGGATGCTGGGTCATATCGATGACTTTTGGATAAAGAATACAATAAGGCACAATCTTCATATATTTTATATTGACCTAAAGTATATATTTTATCACAAACAACTAGCCCCTCTGATCTCCAACTATGGATCACCCTAAGTTTACCAGATTTAATTGAGTTATTTAATAAAAATAATTCATGATTTTCTGATTCATAATAATCATTAGATTTTAAAAGTTCTAGTTTTTCAATTGCTTCTTTTTCAGAAGCAATTTTGTTTTTTATACGCTGTATTTCTATCTCAATACTTCCATTATTTTTCTTCTTCATTTTAAAATTAAATAGTCTTTCACCCAGTCTGGGAATTTTTTCATGTCTTCTGCATTTAACCAACTTGCATTAGAAAGTTTTAAGATTTCTGATTTTAGCATTTCATTTGATTTGTTAAATAAAGCAAAGAAATTAGGACAATCAGAATTAATATACAATTGCTTCTTTTGTGTTACTTTTCCATTCCATTTATACTCTGGAGTATGGTGATACAATACATCACAATTTTCCATAATATAATATTTGGTCTTATTAAAGTAAAACGTTTTAGCTTCTCCGCCCCTAAACATATAGGGGTTCTCTCCACCACAATAACCACGATTTATACTTTGATGGTATTCCGAGAATAGTTTGAACTTAGTAATATTACTATTTTTATTTGTACAAGCTAATTTGTTTTGATGTCTTACTTTACTAACATCAAAACAGTGAGAGTCTTTAATTCTGTTTAGAATTTCAAGACTCTCTGTAAAATTATTAATAATGGGGTTTAGATCATACCCGACTTTTTCCATATAAACTTACCTTATTTCCAGGTTGAAATGTTCCGACGTATTTGTCGTAAGGAACTTCTATTACTAGATCACTCAATCTGTTAGGACCAACAGATTTCAAGCTAAAAGGCTTTCCTTCTTCCACAGATATTACTTCCCCTTTATAACAAAAAAGGATCAATAATCTGCATGGAGTGTTTTTCATCCAGAATTTATTATAACCAGGATTATCATAAAGAAACACCATATTAGGTGGATTCTCTTGGTGCATCAATCCTTGCATCTTTTGTTCATGCGTAGCAGCTACTTCACAGTCCAACTGTATATTATTAACCACTACCTTCATGAAAGCAATTTCTTTATTCTACTCTTGTCTTTGGACTTCATTGCGCTATGTAATGCTTTATTATAAGTTTTCTCAGCATCTACATCATCACGTAGATCAGCGATATTACTTTTCTCCAGAGCCGTAAAATGTACACTAGTTTTACTAAAGAAATCAGCAAAATCTTTTTTCAGATTCTCAAATTCATCTTCAGTCAAGATACGATCTTCTAAAATGTTCATATAGCGATTAACAAATTCTACAGCATTATCAAAACTTTTGTTTAAACTTATTTTGATTCCAGAAGAAGCATCGCCATTCAATAAGTTATTTTTTAACAAACCAATTTGCTTAGCGATATTATAACTAACAACATTTGCTCTTTTAACTGAGGGAATCTTCTTTAAGAGATCAGGCATAACTAATGATAACGCACTAAAGTTTTCTGCTGGCTCAGAAAGTATATCAGCCATCATAAATTTATCATTAAAGTAATTTAATAATTTATTATATACTTCAACTGTTTGTTCAACAATTTCAGCAGAAAAGTGCTCTCTGTCTTTTGCAGATTCAACAATAACTTTTAGATTCTTAAAATCTTTAGTAGGAAAATCTTTAAACATCTCAATGTTACCGGATTCAACATATTTCTTATAGAAAGAAATAGTATTATCGCCATCACCTCTTGATCGGTTAAACTCACGAGTCATAAGAGGTTCGCCAACAATTAGATTAAACTTAATTGTTTCTAGCTTAGACTTGTTGGTATTAGGGAAGCCCTTAGCTAGATCTAAAACATCTGCCGATGATAGTTCGGATTGTTCGAACTTCTCAAAAATCTCTTCAATTGAATAAATATTCTTTAATGGAGAAAGAAAAATCTTTCTCCATATATTCATTGTTTCTTGAAGAATCTTATTATAATCGGCTTCAATTAGATTGAATTCAATAATAATATCTTTTTGATTTGAAATTGATCGATCAATCTTAGAAAGCAAAGCGCTGATTCTTTTAGAAATCATATGAGTTTGCTTTTTTAGATGCACAGGTAGTTTACTACTGAACTCCATTTCTCTTTGAATAAGAAATAAAGATTCTTTAACTGAGGCTGAACTTTCATCACTAAGATATTTGGCTTTAAGATTATTAGGTAAGCTACTAGTTAATAACTCTAATTCTTGTTCGCTCATATTTTTACTAATAAATAAATTATAAGCTTCTTCTATAGAATGACAATCTGCTGATAAAATGTTATTCCAGATAGTTAATACTTTTTTCTGAACATCTTCAAAGTCATGCTTAATAAGATTATTTTCTACGACAAGATCTTTAGTTCTTTCATTTTTAGCTAATTTATGAAGAACAACCACAATTCTTTTATTTAAAGAAGATATTTCTTTCTTTGGAAGAACAGGAAGTTTACTGGCAAAATCTAGCTGCTTTTGGACAGAATCCAAATATTTCTCTATTTCTGTAGAACTATCATCAACGGTTACTAACTCATCTGGATGGAAATGCTTGAAATAGCTTTTCCAGGTAGCTTCAAAAACATCTACTTTATCACCAATAAATTGGTAATCTTCAGCTAACTCAGGAAAATCCTTTATATCTTTAAAAAGAATATCAACCTGAAGATCTCTAAGAGATTCTTTAATCTGAGCTAATACTTTTAGTATGTCAATTCTGTATTTGTTAGTAACCTTCGCTTCTTCTTTACCAAAGAAAATTGGACCTTTGAATTGTGAAAGAAGTCTAGAAAATCTATTAGATGCTCGCTTAGATATTTCTGGTTCAGATGCGGATGAAGCTACAGGCGCTAGACCTTGAGAATAAGTCTTTTGTTCATTAACAATATTTAATCCTTCATTAGCCAGATCATTAAATTTAATGAGTAACCCGTTCATAACAGTTACAGGATTATTAGGAATTTCAGAAGTTATTTTGCTTTTTTCAGTAAAAAACTTATTATTCCATCCATTTAACCATTTTTTAAAGTGAATCATATCATCAATGAAAGCCGATACTTCGGCATTCCAGGTAGCTTTTTTAGCACGAAGATTCTCTTGTTTGGGGTCTTTAGATTTTGACCTGGCTAACTTATTCATGTTAAAATATCATTAAATTAGCTTATCAATCAAACCGTATTTAAGGGCTTCCTCAGCCGTAAGAAACAAATCTTTAGCACAATCATTTTTTATTTTTTCAAAACTTTGACCAGTATGTTTAGCCAAGATGCGAAGAATTCTTTCATTTACTTTATCACACCATTCAATATAGTTATTAGATTCATGTTCTGAAACATCCGGAGCTACCGGAAATCCTAACTGCATTCCATGAATCATGATTCTGGAATGTTTATAAGCTGATCGCATTCCTGGCGTTCCAGTAGCCAATAGCCAGGCTCCAGCGCTATAGGCTTTACCTAAACATACAGTAGCAATAGGATTGCTTACCAAACGCATTACATCATACATTTGTGTTAATGCTGCCACTTCGCCACCATTAGTATTAATGTAAATGGTAACAGGAGCTTCTGGATCAACATGCTGAAAATAAAGCAAAGTATTGCATAAAGTTGTAGCGGTTTTAGTAGTAATACCTTCTGCTACAAAAACTTCACGAGTTCTCGTAAGTTCAATGAGTGCAGTGTTGCCAGCTCCTTTAGAAAAAGGATCACCGAAATCATCATCACAATCGTGTCCATGAGGATGCCCAGCTTTACTTTTTTGGTTTAACTTTTTTGGCAGGAGCAGGCTTTCCTTTGACTGGGACTGATTTGGGAGCTTTTGTGCTAATAGGTTTAACGGCTTTAACAGATTTTTTCCCATTTGTTTTATTATCTTTCTTTATTTTAGTAGGAGCTTCTTTTTTAGTAGGTTGCATGATTTCATCAACAATTTTGAGTTTCAATGCTTCTTGAGCATCAAAGAAATATTTGTCTTTCTTTTTAAGAATCTCAGAAACTCTTTTAGAAGAGAGTTGACTCATAGCCTGAATGAATGCTGTATTATCTTTCTTGAAATTATCTTGAAGAGTTTTAGCATCCAGGATATTAGAGTATACAATATAATCGTGATTGAGTTGGCTCAGCTGAAAGCTAGCATTTTCAGTGCAACTTCTTTTGGCACCTGCTGCCAAAAGCAACAAAGCTCCTCCCATGCATTCTCCTACGCATAAAGTGTAAACAGGAGTTTTTAAATTTCTCATTACATCATAAAGCATGAGAATGCTTCTGTTGTCACCATCAAATGAATTAATAATCATTTGGATAGGAATTTGAGGGTTCTGGTTGTCTAAACAGAGAAGCATAGCTGCTGTGTCGGCAGCCGATTCATCATTGATGATACCATCAAGATAAATGAATTTTTCTCGAAAGAAAAAGTCAGAAATATTAATAGGCATATCTTCTTGAATCTTTTCACTTACTAAAATAATAGGATTCATCGTTTCATCTCCGCGAGTTCAGCACAGCTAATGCAAAGAACAAAAGAAGGATTAAACATTAATCTTTTTTCTGAAATATCCTCTCCACAACCTTCACATTCACCAAACTTATCTTGTTCGGTTTCAATTCTAGCCAAAGCTGACAGCACTTTATCAAGTTTTAATTGACATTGCTGATGTAAATGTTTTTCTACATCAGCAAGTTGCTTGCCTTGAATTTCATCTACTTCGTCACCATGGTGATCAACTTCATCCAAGTTTTTGTCCCTCTTTAGCTTTTGCAAGAGCTCGTTGCGTTGTTCGATAAGAATATTTTTGATTGATTCTAAGACCTCTGGTTTCAGCATTTTCTATTACTTTTCCTTTAGATAGATAAATTTTAATACTAGAATTGGGTGTGTCAGAACGACATTGTATCTTTGTATTAATAATGGTATTACGTATTTTTTTGTTAAAAACACACCAAAAATTCTTAACATATCCTTGATTGATTTTAAAAGATAAAAAATTACCTATTTTGATAGTTTTACCCTCAGCTAGGGTAATCTTTATCTCTCGCTGCAACAAATGATACACTAATTTTATTTTATATTTTTGAATATGAGGTAGACGATCTGATAATGTATTGATTATCTCACGACTATTTACAATATTGTAATTCTTTTTCATGAAACATTATATATCGTCAGGATATGACGCTATATAAAATTTCTCAAAATCAAACAATTTTTCATCACTAGCGGTGATGAATTCCGGCGGAATTGGCAACTGCCCAAACATTTCAACAAACAATGAAATAGATAACTTCATTGCGGTATTACATAATATAAATCTATTATTTACCAATTCTGTAAACAGAATATTAGTAATATTTCCGTCCACAAAAGCATAACCTATATAATAATTTCGTTCATCTGAACGAATAGAAATATAATTCTCTGCATGAGCTTCGTATTGTTTTGCTAAAACAATAAAGAATATATCTTCGCCCTTAACTAGCCCACCACGAAATTCACCGTTAGTCAAACTAGATAACTTAGTAAAACCTGTTGAACTAATTCCTAATCTAGAGTTAATTAACTCAATTAATCCAATTTCCAGGGTTTCGGACATTATAGTTTAAAACCCTTGAATGCTTCAGCAAAAGCATCAAACTCAAGAGTAGCTTTAGGTAAGGCTAAAAATTCTTGCTTAATATGTTCTTCAAAAGCAAAATCACTACCTTTTTCTCTTCTGTTGGCTAATTCTTTCATTATTTCTTTTTGAAATTCAAAGTTTTCTTTGAAATATTTTAAACTAACTACCATTGAACAAAGCGCCTCATTAGTATATTCTGGAAGTTTTTGTTTGAAATTATCTACTTCTTCTTTCAGAAAGATTCCTAGTTTTTCTTTAGCCAATTTCCATTCTCCTCTTCTTTTCAATTTCCATTGTTCATTTTCTTCAAAATACTTTTCTTGCTCTGGTGTTAGAAAGCTACGATCCTGAGTTAAAAACTTAGGAGTTGGAATAACAATATTTAAATTAGTTTTATTAGTAATAACTAATTTGGGGTAAGTCCAACCCATCCTAAAATCTTTATTAGTAAATAAATATTCTCTAAATAAAGTAAATATTTCTTGAACAATCTGAGTTACTTCAGATTTCTCTACACTAATAGTACTATCACAAATATTATCAACTATATATTCTAATCTAGAAAGAGATATTTTATTTTTATTTATTTCTTCTAGAATCTTTTCTTCGTTGTTATTTAGATCTGCTTCATAAACAATAGTATGTGTCATAAGTCTTTTATATCAAGACCAGTCTTGACAGGATCATAAACCTGTATTACACGGGTGTGTACGCGTCATATTATAGAGTATACTATTAGTATCTTTATAACTATATTAATATAACTTTCTTCGAAAGTTATTCTTACCTACGGTAAGATAATATTAAGTATCTAAAGTATTATACTTAGAGTAGATCTACTCTATTAATAATATAACTAAATATATCTTTCAATATATAGGGACATTTTTTCGGTTGGATTGTAAAGTTAATACAAAACAAAAAGTATATGAGCTACTAACCCAGAATTAGTCTGGACTATTTGAGCTAAACATCTAGCTTCACCATCGGTAAGAACAACTAATTCATCCTCTACCAAATTAAGACTATTAAGTGAATTAATGGTGATTGGCAAATCCAACAATACCTGCCCATCCAAGTTTTGGCGATTGTAGTCAATCCACCCAATCTTAGTGGAGATTACTGCTTTGGTTTTGGTCATAGTTGGGTCTATCTTAATTCATAGCATTGTTTATCAACTGGATCGGATTCTGATCCACCCAAGAGACCCAGCAATGCTACGCATTGAATCTGATCTGCTTTGCTCGTAGCATTTATTTGGTGTCGGTCTAAACTGTGGTTATATTATATTCAAGCAGAATCCTGCTTATTACCTATTTACCAAATTAAAGGCTTACAAATTGTCAAACTATAATTTATCAATTCCTCTTACTAAACGCGAAGACAAAAATGGCAAAACGTTTTATATTGCCAAAATCAAAACACCAGTTCAAATCAACCTTGAACCTGGAGCAACTTTTTTGGTTTTTGTGTCTGAAGATGGAATGGAAGAAATGCAAATTGCTCCATTTCAAGAGAAATTTGAAAGAGCTGATAAGAAAGAAACAGAAATTGTCCAAAGGAGATGATCATGGTTTTACACTTTGAGGAGTTATGGGAGCAAGGTGAACAAACATTAGATACTGAAACAACGAGCCCTGAAATACTGACAGAATTAAATTATAAAATAAAAATACTAAAGCAAATAATTAATTCATCTGCTACTGGATCAGATCGATCTGCAGCAATTGGCTTGGCTTTAGGAGCCATTTTGAAAAGCTGTGCTCATTTGAGTGCCAAAGAAAACATTAATGTTTTTGCTGCTTTAAATCAAAGCATTAAAGAAGACTGAATAATAAAGCAATTAAGTATGTAAGACATACCCAAAAGGCTTTTAATGCTCAATCAAGTTCCTCTCGTTAAAACCACATACTCAGGTGAAGAAATCGTTAAAGCATTAATTGAAGCTTGGCAAAGCTTATTTGGTGAAGTTCCATCGGAAAATGTTATTGGCGTTTTATACGCTCAAAATAGTCAAGAAACTGGCTATTCTAAATCAATGTATAATAATAACATTGGTAATATCAAAGCTGTTGATAGAAGTGTTGGAACTGTAAATTATATGGTAATTCCAGGAACCTGGGAAATTCTTAACGGCAAGAAAGTTGTTCTTGCTCAAGATAATCCAGGTTCTAGATTTTTAGCTTTTGAAACCTTGAAAGAAGGAGTAGAGCATCACTTAACTTTCCTAAAGCAAAGTAGATTTTCTAAAGCTTGGAATAGCTTATTAACTGGAAGTCCTGAAAACTTCAGTCGTCAGCTTAAAGCTCAAAAATATTATACAGCTCCAGAAAGTGAATATACAACCGCTTTAGTCTGGATTTTCAATAAATATAAAAAAGATAAGCTTTATAGCAAAGCGATGGAGAAGATTATTCTCCCTGTTGTTGCTCAACCTAGCATTACTCCCATCGAAATTCCTTTGGAAAAGGTCCAACCTACTGAAACTATCCATGATCCAAAACTCAATCTTAATTGGTGGCAGAGTTTATTGCAATTTATAATGCAGTTATTTATGAAATAAATAAATTAGTTTAACTGACCTAAAACACAAAAAGCTGACAAAATAGTTGTCAGCTTTTTCATTTGCTATGAATTGTAATTATTTTAGTTTACTTAGTTGCGATTCAGCATAATGCATTATTACAGCCCCAGCACAACCAACATTAATTGATGGAACACTTCCACGCTGCGGAATGTGAATGCTTTCATCACACATATCAATAATAGATGGAAGCAAACCTTCTGCTTCCGAACCAAAGATAAACATTGTATTAGGTTTAATTGTGTATTCTTGAATAGGAATAGATCCTGGTAGGATATCTACTGCTACAAAATGATAATTTGCTTTTTGCGCAAGCAATTGCTCTTCTTCTTCAATCCAAGTAATTTTTTTGTAAATATTTGTGCCTTGACAGCCTCTTTTATCAATCTTGCGTTTTCCAACATAAAAAACTTCTTTCGCTCCAAAAGCATTAGCATTTCTAATAAAAGTTGAGATGTTAAAGTCACCACTAAAATTTTGCATACAAACAGCATAATCCAAACTGTCTTGGGCTAGAGATTTAATAATCTCTTCTTTTGTCATTGGTTTGTATTTGGGAAGAACATTGTAATTAAATGATCTTTCCATTTCAGATTTCTTCTCTTTAGAGAAGATCGGAGCACAGCAATTTTTCATTTTGGTGAAAGGCATTATCATCCTCAATACAAGAACACTTCTTAATAACTAACGAATGATCATATCTACAATTTTTAATTAATTTACAATTAATGCATTGTATTTTATATTTAAATGTTGATCCTAACCAACTGGGAGAAATTAATGAATAATTTCTTTTCTCTAAAGAAATTTTTAATTTATTCATTCTATCTATTTCTGATGTATTGTTATAAGCTTTATTTTCATCTACTTGTATTTCATCAAAATTATGAGGAAGATCTATATTTAGAATTTTTGACTGTTTTAAAATTTCAGATTTTATATCTTTTTTACTTGTAAATGGTATAACAAATAATTTAATGTTATTTTCTAAACATAACTTTTTCTTTATTTCATCATATTTAGCTAATGGAAAAAGCTTATCATTATTATAATGTTGCTCTCCATTAAATTCAAATGCAATATTTAAATCTTTATTGTAACCATCTAATTCTATATTTACTTGACCACCTAATTTTAAAAATGGTAAATCTCTAGTTTTTTCAAATTTTACGTTAAAAATTGTCTCAAACCATAATCTACATATTCTCTCAGAGAGACCAGAGGAGCAAATTGGACACCATTTGCCAGCTTTAAAAGCTGATGTCCTATGCATTTTAAATTCATGATTATTTGAGCATTTAAACAATAATTTTGTATTTGAATTAATATACTTATCAGAAAGTAATTCGCCGCCACGCGAAGCTGCCATATCAGCAATTTCTTGCAGAGGATTTTCGATATATCTGGGAGAACACTTGGCACACCATTTATTTTGTTTTAAAAGACCAAAGGTTGTTTCAAATTCGTGATTTTTGGAACAAATTGCTTTATACTTAGTTTTTTGATTAATAAATGTATCACTAATTAAATAGCCACCTCTGGCTTCTACCATCTTCTTTAATTCAGCTAAAGAATCTAATTTTTCTCTTCTGTGCCCTGCACACATAGCACACCAAGATTTGGCATAATATAAAGATCGAAAAGTAACATTCCAGTGATGACCTTTACTACAACTAACTTCCATCTTATCTAGATGGGTTTTTATTTCAGTTGTATGATACAGTGTTCCACCACGAGATTCAACCAAATTTTTAATAAAATCCAAAGAATAGATACTTGCCATGATTAGGGATTAGGGATTAGGGATTAGGCATATAACAATAATTATGACATTAGCATGAAGTTTTCAACTTCTTCATCAGATCTAAGAACCGGCACTCTACATTCTAGTTTATCAAAAACAAACTCACCATCTTTCTCTACAGAGCCTGTAAGTTGTATTGTTTTTAGATACAACCATTGATTGGCAATCCTATATTTGCCAGTGCAATACTGTTCCCATGACAGCTTTTGATAGTTACAAACTAACTGTGAATCATGAACAAAATCTATTTCATATTCAAATTTACAATCTTTGTTTATGCAAAGATGCTTGGATGGTTCAAGTGAAGGAATATTTAATTCTAGTTTGCAAAAAGGGCAAATTAAGTCATGTGTCATGATATCATTATGTAATTTTCTACTTGTTCATCTGTAAAAAGATACGGTGCAATTTTATTCTGAATATAAAAAAAACTAACAACTTCACCTTTCCTAAAAAAGACTGTATCTTTAAATCCAGCATAATTATAGATTATATATTTGTTGGTATAATATACTTCTGAATAAATTTTACTGGCATTGTAATCTGTATATTTTACTACATATTCAAATGTACATGAACAGCTGTATCTGCAATGTATAGTTAGATCATCTCTAAGATTTTTAGGACAAAAAGGGCATTTGATAAAATGTTGAATGTACATTTTTATAGTAGTAAAAGATAATTTTTAATTTCTTCTTCTGTTTTAAGAAATGGAACATTACCTTTACCATGATAATTTTTTTCGCCAGCTTCATCAAATTTGAAAAAAATAGAAAAACCAATTTTATCATTAATAATGATATAATCATTAATTTTAAATTGATTAGCAGAATGATCTTCTGCTTCTTTGTATGAAGCATTACAATTGCATTGATATGCAAAATATGTTAATGACATTTGTTTAAAACAAAAAGGACAAGAAATTTCAGATTTCTTCATTATAAGATTAGATAATTTTCCACTTCTTCGTTTGAAGCGAAAAATGGAATTAATTCATTTGTTTTAATAATAAAATTTGGATTATACACAAAGCCAGTAATATTGAATGTTCCTTTAGCATAAGTAAAATCAAATTCATGATCTAGGGGTTTTCCCTCTTTTTTAAAAATCCGACCCAAGGTATCAAGGGGATAGTTTTTAATCCAGAAATTGCCAACAATAAAATTCTCATCATATATTTTATCATTAATATTAAAACAAATAATGTATTTATACACACAGCTACAATGATATTTGTAATTATAATGAGTTGATTTTTTTAATTGAGTAAAACAATATGGGCAATTTAACTTAGGATTTTTCATTGAAGTAGCATAAAGTTTTGAACTTCTTCATCGGAAGAAATTGAATCAATGAAAGTTGAGTGTCGTGGGCTTCTATAAATTTCTTCATATTTGCCATTAACCAATTTATCAATTATAAAAAAATCAAAATTATCTGGATCATTATTAATCCATATTCTATATGATAGAGTATATTTATAGTAAAATACTCTCTTCATTTACATTTGCAAGTTGCTGGAGCAGTGTTTCCCCAAACAGAAGTATCGCTGAAATTACATTCAGCCATTCCTGTATCTTTACACATGTTTTTACAGTTAATGCAGAATCTCTCTGATTCATAAATTCCATGATACTCATGACTAATATCCCGAACGGGTTGACTAACAGTCCTGGCATAGGTGGGTGGATTATCTTTCATTTCACACCAACCAATATTAGTATTGCACGCTAGACCATCATCACAACCACCATCCCGGTTACAGGATTCATGAAATCCTCCAGAATGATTCAGCACTGTCCAGATAATACCAACAAATATTGTGGCAATGAATCCAACAAAAAATACTTTGTTATTAATCACTTAATCCTCTTTGAGTCAGACTCAGCAATGTAAAAGCTGGAATTGATTTTCTTATAAAGATCTTCAGGACTGTACCCAGGATACGAAAGACCTGAAGAATGGAAATGTTCTGCTTTTAGATGACAATCCGGACAAAGAGTCACGCCATTGGAAATAACCATCCCTTGGTTTGGGAGGAGACTTCTGTCTGTAATATGGTGTGGATCGAGTTTTTCGATGTGAAGTTTCCAGCCACACATTTTACATTGATACTTGTCTCGTGCCAATACTCCATCACGAAAAGCTGCTCTAATAGATTTTTTATTCTTAGACATTAGAAATCCTCTAAAGGCTTCCAGGGATCACGATATAATCTGTAATCTTCTGGCTGAAAATCCATTTCAGTAAATACAACATAGCCAGAATAATAGCCATTACTACTATTTCTAAATTCAATAGTACAATAACCCTTGCTGGTTTTAAACTTTAACATATTTATTCTAATTGAATTAGAGTAATCAGCATTATCTTCAAATGAACCCTGATCGAAATCAAAGTATTCTTGAAATATAGCATTATCGAATGCTTCAGCATTATCACAATGCTCAAACCAAGAGCTAGAGCAACATTCGCCCACGGCTTCTGCCAGATACCATTTTTGGTTTATTCTAAATAATAGGCTACCATTTGATTGGTGACGTAAGACTTTTTCAATTGTTTGACCAACAAAATCTTTAAAACCATTAATTGTACTCATTTTTAACCCAAAATCTTTGCATTACGGCGACGTTCTTTATTCAAACTAAAATAGTGATTCAAAGCAGGGGCACTCAAGTGGGTGACAGCATAATTAGAAAAATAAACGCAAAATCCTGATTTATAATCACTAACATTTTTAATGAAAAAAATTGTTTGCCACGGAGCTTTTTCACCTTCCGTTGGCTTCATCTCAAAAGTACTAATATATGGAATTTCCAAATCTTCAACCGGATTTTCAATCATTAAAATATTATCGTCCTGATCCATAATAATAAACCCATAATTATTAGATGGGTGCACATTATAGGCATGAGGACTATTGATCTCATATAGTTTAATATTAGTATACATCATATCAATTACTGGGTAAGGATGAGTTGGTGTTTTAACACTAAACTTTTTAGTTCCTCTATCATGAATGCTGGTATTTTTAAAAGGAAAATTGACAACCTTAGTAATCATAACTTTTACCCTGGCGTTGATAAAACTAATTCTCCAAACAAAGTTTTTAATCTTCACTTGGAGAATTAGTTTTATAATTGGTGCAGGCGTCGGCATTGAGCCGAGTCCGCGATACATCAACACAATGAATTATTCATATGCTTGGTTGCTATGTCCCTAGCAACTGAGTTAGTTGTATTTGGACAACTAACCTAGCTTTATAATAAGACCCAGTTATTAAAGCCTTCACTGGGAATAACAAATTCTAGGTTCGCGCTCAATAAATATGATATTGATTAGTTCTTTATTGAACGGGTTACGCAGCGAGAGCTGAGAAACCGATTGCGTTATCGTTGGCAATTAAACGTTGAATGATAGATTTACGAGTAATCATCCTTGCTCGGCATATTCAATTGTATCTCCATACCCCGTCGAAACGTTCGCCCGCATAAAACTTGCTATATATTGGCTAACACAACAACTTACTTCAAGCGCTTTGGCTTCTGCGCTCAGAAATAGGTCCTGGCTCCACAAATTTAATCCTACGCTTTAAGTCGACCCAGCATCCAGCTGTAGCTTCAAAACTTCAAGACTGTGTCTTGCCACCAGTTTGAATGTTAAAACTGTTGACAATATTTTTAGAGGCTGTCAAACACTGATCAAAACTATATTGTGAATTAGCTTTAATTAGGTACAACGGATGCGATTTATAAGTTGGATTCGCCTTTTCAATACTTTCTACATAATTAATTACTTCTTGCACTTTCTTTATTGAAAGCTTTGGATTTTGTAGATTTTTAGCAATATATCCAATTTGTTTTTTTATAGTATTAAAACTAGTTAATACATTTCCACTAGATTGATCTAGCTTATTCCATTTATGCTCAATATCATTTCCAACTTCTTCTGCAGTGGCTTGAAGATTCATTAGAATCTTAGACATCCCATTAAACCAAGGAGCTAATTGATTTTTGGTTTTTTTGATGAAAGCTTCATCATCTTCTGGAGAAGATTGAGCAATTTTATGGGATAGTTTGCCAGACAGCTTTTCAATAGACATATGTAAATGAAATATTAGCCGTTGGTATTAAAGAATATTCGGTAGAGTAAATCCTTATTATGAAGGAATACTGGTAAATCTTTATTTAAGATCCACTTATTATTACCTTCTTCTAAACTGCGATAGACTGCAGTGCCTTTACGTAAAGCTGAGTCTAATTGATGATAATAAACATCTTCTTCTTCTAAGAGCTTACTTTTCTCATCTATAGATAGGCTCATAGCTTCTTCCATAGAAAAATTAAGATTATCCTGGACTAAAGTATTCAATAGCTTTTGCATATGTTGATGCTGCTTACTAATAACAAAATTACTACATTCCACCATAGAAGGAAGAGGAAAAATATGGCTATTAAAATAAATATCTTGTTTTAGATTATTAGATAATTCTACACTGGCAATAGCAGAAGTAATAGAACTGAGTTTTTGAATGTTATTATCGTACCATGGTAGGGTTTCATTGGTTTGATCATTTCTAGAAATGATAATGATTTCATCAAGAAAATTATATCCAAACACCGAGCCTTCTACTTCTTTACAAAGTTTGAGCATGGTTAGAGTCATGCCCTGATGAAAATCAACTTTGGGATTATTTATTTGTAATTTAGAAAAGTTATTGATATGTAAAGTAAAAGCTACTGGCACCTTTGGAATCATGGTGTAGCTCGTAGAATTACTATATTTTTCAATTCTTTCTTTTATTTTCATTTTTTTGGTTGATCGTACAATGAACCATAAAATAACAGTTCATCAATAAATGTTTTGGTTTTTGTAACTTCTGCTAGTTCTGGCGAAATTAAAGCGGCTAATTTATTTAGCTGAGGTTTATCAAACATAGCTTCAGCAGATTTCATGATTAACAAAAGTTTTTGGCTATTATTATTAAAATCCGTGAGATGTTGTTCACACGCAACAACATCAGCATTTTCGGCTTGATCGAGAGCTGAAACTAAATCAGCATTCATAGTAACTAATATACCGCGCAAAGAATTTTCCATTTGAGAAAACATAAGATCTACCATAATTATTATTCTGAAACCAACTTATCAAAATCACGAACTTTTTCATTTAAAGATTGAAATATCCCATCTTCAAATACTGCAAAGACAGGGATATTTTTAACTCCATACTTTTTGACAAGATCTAACGATTCTTCACAATCTACCTTGTAGCATTTTATTTCTGGATGTTCATCTGCCCAAGCTACATATTTAGGTTGGATCAATTTACACGGCGAGCAAAAATCACCGTAGAATTTAACTACTACCTTACCTGTTGAAATTTTTTCGTTAAAATCTTTAGATGTAATAGTTTCCATATTATTTTCCTTTACATTTGCAGAATATTGTGCTTTCTACAATCTTTCTAATTGAGATATTAAATGTTTTATTATTACATAAATTACAACATATATCAGCTTTTGATTGTCGAGAATTAATGATAGATTTATTATTCAAAATATCAATTTTAAAAGGATAGTATTCTACTAAAAAATGATTATATATCGACAATTTATATTTAATATCATCTATATCTAAATAAGTTTTAGAACACTTTCTACATCCACGTTCGCTAATCATGTGCATTGGTTTAGCCCACCATGTAAATTTCCCAATACCATTTTTTAAATGGGGACAATCTTCATTGTTACATTGAAATTGTAATTCTGAAAGATTATTAATATAGTTATTAGATAATACTGTTATATTTTTACTTTTACAATGTTCTTTTAATTTATCTAAATGTATTTTAGAATGACTTATTAATCCAATAGATTGAAGATCTAAGTCAGGAATATTGTTCTTTAATGGAATATTCATTTCCAATGCTATATTAATTATATATTCTTTTATTTTGGACAAAGGCTGCGCGGCAGTATATGGTATAATAAATAAATTAATGTTATTTTCTTTACATCTAATTAACTTTAAAGCATCATTCTTTTTTATTTTTTCAAATTGTTCAATTAAATCTTCTTTTGATTGTGATTTTGATCTTTTTCTTATTTCATAATGTTGTTCTCCTTGATATTCAAAAGCTATAGGATAATTTATATTATTTTTAATATAAACCGAATAACCATCCAATTCTAAATTACAATTTGTATCAGGATTTTTTAAAAAATCGGGGCGGATTTTATTAAATGTTATATCAAAAATTGATTCAAAATTATGTTTTACAACATTTTCCGTGGGAAAACTTTGACAATCTATACATTTCAAATAATTTTTATTTAAATGGGTCGATCTAATATCACTAAAATCAACCTTCATAAGGTTATGATTAATATTACCACAATTATATTCAACTAATAACCTACACTTCGCTTTATCTGTAATACGTGCAGTATAAATATTATTTATAATAGCATTAGGAAAATTTTTATAGAAATAACCTTTAACATCAAAAGATGTAAAATCTCTACAGTCTTTACATGGAATAGATTTTCCATCATAATGATTTAACATTATCAATGAAAAAGCATTTTCAGACAATTTATGATCTTTATTACCACAATTGTACAATACACACCACTTATTAGCTTTAGTAAAAATTCCTACTAAATTAGCATTAGGAAAATTATTGGTAAATTCTTTATAAATATTTTCTTTTTTATCTGTAACAAATTTTGCACGAGTGATCTGATTCATCACCTCAATATATCAACTATCTCATTCCTTTTTGTAGAGCTTTACTCGTACATTTTTAATTGTGTTTAGAGATGATTCAAAATTAGTAAGCATTTCAAAATAAGTTTCCCACTGTCCGCCTGCCAAACCACAACCTATAAACCAAGGGAAAGCAACTGATTCTAAATCAGGAATTTCTGCTATCTGATCTAAACAGCTTTTAAAATATCTTTCTCTTACTCTGAAACCATCTTTAGGAGAATCATGATATTTTGGTTTGCTGGGATAGATCTGAGCATTCATATTAATAACTTTGCCAATGATGATTATTTTACCCGGATCATCCTGATTTACACGATTTTTGTAGATATCAGCTTCTGGATAAACATTAAAAATAACTTTGGCTAAACCAGCAGCAGAACCATTGCTGGTACAGTTGGTTTGATGACAAATGTATTGACAATCAGTAGTTAAGATATCGCCTTGAATTATTTCAAGCATTCTTTTCTATTTCTAGAAATGTAGATTTTAAATCTGTGCCCCATTTATATTGACCAATCCCACCAGATTTAGGAATTACTCGATGACAAGGAATAAATACTGCATGACTGTTTTTGCCAATGGCTGTTCCCATAGCTCTAACGGCATTAGGTGAGCCAACCATTTCTGCTATGTCGGCATAGGTTCTGGTTTCTCCTCTGGGAATTTTTGTTAAAGCTTTCCATACCTTCTTTTGAAATGGTGTTCCAATAAGATAAATAATAGGATAATTAAAATTATCTGAGTTAGAATCATCTACCATTTTAATTATTTCGTCATTGGTATCTTTATGCAAATTATAATCTGGACTAAATGAGTATCCTGGATACTTTCTTTCAACAGCTTTAACCATTGCCCACTCTTCTAGTTTTTTAGCATTAGGAGGTCCTAACTCAATAAAACAAACTTTATTGTGATAATATCCAACATAGATTGGAATCTTGAGAACTGGCGTATATAGAAGATTTGTTTGAATTATATTTATGGTTGCCAATTAATTTCTTTCTTATTTACTGATTTCAGATAGTCATTAGTTTTAGAAAAAGGTTTAGATCCAAAGAAACCATTATGGGCTGATAACGGTGATGGATGAGCTGATTGAATAATATAATGTTTGCTGGAATCAATTAATAATGATTTCTTTTGCGCAAATCCTCCCCATAGAATAAACACAGTATTCTCAGTATGATCATTAATATATCTAATAGCATTGTCAGTGAATTTGTTCCAACCAAAGTCTTTATGACTATTGCTTAGCCCAGCTTTAACAGTTAAAGTAGAGTTTAGTAACAAAACACCTTGATGTGCCCAATTGTATAAAGCGCCATTAGTTGGTTTAGGTATTTGAAGATCATTTACTAATTCTTTAAAAATATTATTTAAGCTGGGAGGAAAAGCAATTCCATCTGGAATACTAAAACTTAATCCATGGGCTTGTGGGATGTTTCGCACGGTATTTATATATGGATCTTGTCCAAGGATTACTACTTTTACTTCTTCTAAAGGCGTAGTATCAAAACATCGATAAATGTCTTCTTTGATTGGATATACTGTTTCAGTACTATACGCATAATCAACTTTTTCGATTAAAGTTGCATAATATTGTTTTTGTTTTTCTTGTGTAAAAAATTCTTCCCATGAAGGCATTTAATGATGAAATCTCCGTTTAAACCTCTTGCAAAAAAAGATAGAAGTGTTATATTGTACTGGCTATGATCAATACATCAGAAGAGCAATCTACCCAAATAATTATAGATAACAATCACACAGCACAACTTATTTCAAGCAAATTTAATCTAAAATTAATAAATAAACTTTTATCCTATCAACAGGAGGGTGCCCAATACTCTAGTAGATTTCAGAATTCCGGATGGAATGGAATAACATATTTAATGAGTAAAACCGGCAAATTCCCCATTGGATTAATAGATAAAGTAAAAAGGCATTTAGAGGACAATGAAGTAGAAGTCTTCATTGTTGATAAACGACAAAAACAGATTCGGAACACACCTTTAGATCTTACGCCAATTTATACAAAATTAAACAAATTTCCACGAGACTATCAAATACAAGCAGTAGAAAATGTATACAATAGCTCTCATAATAGAAATATTATTAAGGTAGGAACGGGCGGTGGTAAAAGTCTAATTGGCAGTATGTTACTTGCTAAGTTTAATACTACTTCAATTGTTCACGTAATCAATTTAGATTTATTAGATCAATTTTATGATGAACTTACTTTGATGTTTCCTGATGAAAAAATAGGCTATATTGGTAATGGCAAAGTTATTATTGGTGATAGGTTTAATGTAGCATCGATATGGACAACTGGTCAAAGTTTGAATCTTGATAAAAAAACACTAATGACAGATGATGAAAATATTGATGAATTACCTGTATCTGACCAAGATAAAATAAAAATTGTCACTTTATTAAAGTCAGCAAACTTTCATTTATTTGATGAGTGCCATGTAGCTAGCTGCTCTACTATTCAAAGTATTTCTAAAAATCTAATTGCACCCAATCTAAATATTGTTGGTATGTCAGGATCTCCATTTAAGAGTCTGGGAACAGGAGTTGATCTTGTTACAACTGGAATATTGGGTTCCCCTGTGATAGATATTGATTCTTCTTTTTTGATTGAAAAAGGAGTATTAGTTCAGCCAACGATAATCTATCGTCATGTTCCACATATGACCAAATTAGGTAGTAACTATCAAGAAGTTTACAAAAATTATATTGTTGAAAACTTTGAAAGAAATAAAATCATTGTAAATGACACAAAAAAACTTTTAGATAAAGGTCATACTGTTCTTGTTTTGTTTAAACATATAAAACATGGGAACATACTTCATGATTTATTTATTGAGGCAGGGATTGATCATGAATTGCTTTCCGGAAAAGATAATCTTGATAAAAGACAAATAGTAAAAGATAAAGTAACTAGTGGTGAATGTAAAGTGATATTATCAAGTACAATATTTGATTGTGGAATTAATTTGCCAGTGATGTCAGCTTTAATAAGCAGTGCTGGTAAAAGTTACGTTAAAATTATTCAAAGAGTTGGAAGAGTTATTAGAGGTTATACTAGTCCAGATGGAATCAAAAAAACCAATGCAATTGTCATAGAATTTATGGATAATGCCAAATATCTCAAGCAACACAGCATTAAAAGATACGAAATCTATAAAACAGAACCAAAATTTAATATTAAAACATGTGAATCAATGAAAAAGTTTATCTAAATCTTCGACCAAATTGTAACTCAAAGTTATTTTGAACAGTGCCATTTGGTCGCAGTAATCCATAATTCAAATTAAATCTTGACACAATAATTCTATTATTTTGAAGATTTTTCTTCATTAAGAATTCTGGATTTAAATGACATCCATGACCCAATAAATTTTCTATCTCATTATAAACATTGGAATATTGATTCATCCTGTGACTACAGCCATAAGCCAACTGATCATTTATGCCAGAAAAATCTCCAAAGGCTGGAATATAAACAGTATCAGTATTAATGGTAACTGGTATTGTAAATTCTGAATTTAATTGAATATCAGGTCGATAACGAATTACTACATCATATTTGAAATTGTATGTTTCTTCGTATTGTTGCTTTAACAAATTAGCCTGATATAAACTATAATACATTCCAATGATACCTGGGGCATAACGATTGTCAGTATTATACATCTTTATTTTATTTGATACTGGATGCTCCTTCCATTCTTCAATTTTAATATTTTTAGGCTGGTAAGTATTAATTACATCTTGACCAGAAATATCTGAAACGTTTTGTTGTTGAAGAAAGTGATTATCTTTATTCCAGGTATGAATAAAAATATCACATTTATTTTGATCTAGAAAAAGTTTTTGTAAGCTATAAAAACAGCTTTTATAATTTCTCATGTGACCAGAGATACAAAGAGCAATCTTTTTATCTTTTACTACAGTAATATTAGGCTTTTTCTTTTTTACTTGATACTCGTAAGGCATAAATAAATCACAGTTTATGATCTTGTTTTAAGAAGGCTACTAGGTCTGTAGGGGTTCCTAGCCCCGCGAAAGAATCTACAGTATAATTGCTAACTTTTTTATTATCTTTTAACATAAAATCATATACACCAGAAACATAAAACTCATTATTAACTCTGACATTATCCGCAATCATCTGCTCAGCATATTTGACAAAATCACTACCTTTATCAAAATAATAATGCCCTGTACTAGCTAAGTTACTAATAACCTGTTTTTCTTTGATTTGATCGACTAAACCATGCTTGTCAAGTCTAACAAAGCTCCACTTATTAGAGCCTTCCTGTTCTTTAAAAGTAATTATACTTGCATCATGCTGTTTAACAATATTTTGATAGAAAAAATGTGAACTATCATATTCTAGATATTGGTCACAATTAGCAATAAATAAATGTTTATTATTATTTATAAGGTCTTTTGCCACCAACACTGAAGTTGCTGGTCCTTGCAATACTGGATTATCTATCACAATTTGACAATCAGGAACAAAACTTCTTAAAAGATAATCAATTCGGTATTGATCAATATGTTCTTGATTAACAATAAAAATAAAATTTGCATCAACTTTAAGAGAATCAATAACCCATTTAATCATTGGATGACCTTTAACATCAATTAAAGGTTTAGGTAATTGATATCCTTGAGTTGAGAAACGTTTTCCACGTCCACCCATTGGCACGACCACGTTTAAAGTATTTTTAGCTGTCCATTTTTTAGGCTTTTGCTTAATGTTATTAATGAACTTAAAAATATCATTAGCAACTATTTCTCTGGGATGATCCACATCATAAACATGAGCCCCTGAATCTAAAGCCGCTTTTCTACCGTTTGGAGAATCTTCCAGAATTAGTGTTTCAGCAGGTGAAACCCCCGCCCCATAAATAGCTTTAAGATAAATAGAAGGATGTGGCTTAGGAAAACTTACATCTTCATTTGATAAGATAGCTGTAAAATAGTCACTCAGACCTAAGACCTCTAAAGCTTTAATAATAGTGGCTCTTATAGAGTTAGAAGCTAACATCAAAGTATATTGTTCAGATAATTGTTTAATATTATCAATTAAAATTTGATCAAGCTTTAAATATTTTTCCAAAGCAGGAATAGTAAATTGCTGCTTTAGATCATTAGCCTCTTTCATTCTATTAAGAGGAAATCCTCTTTCCTTATTTAAAAGGACCAACTTTTGATTAGTTGACAACCCATCAAAAGTTTTGATATGATCAATTTCTGAAATTACATATTTTATATCAATAGAAGATAGAGCAGAATTTAAAGCATGAAAATGCAAATCCTTTTCATGGAACAAAACTCCATCGAGATCAAAAATAATTAATTTTATCATACCTTCATGATAAAATATAGCAATATCAAATACTAGTTAGTTAATTATTCAATACTGTACAAGTACTTGTATTTCGCCGTCACCTGGATCTTTTAATTTAAATTTCTTTAATTCTTTCTTTAAAAGGTTTTTAATAATTTCTTCTAAAGCAGAAATATTTGTAGAATCATAATCTAAACCTATAGTATCAATTATTAAAGATATAAAATCATTATATGACATATCATCATTTACATAATTATAGATTACATCTAAAACAGATAATCTACTATTAACAACTACATTGCCATATCTATCTACCAATGTATCTGCTGCTTTATGTTTTTGTTTTTTAACAGCTAAAGAAGTCACCCAAGTATGACCAAGTTGATCAAAAATTTTAAATTCTTGCTTATTTTCAATAATTGATCTAAAATTTTGATGAAATGATAAAGTTTTAAATTGATTAGTTATATCTAAAATTGCTTTTTCTAATTCTTCAATTTCAATTGGCTCATTAATTTTATTAAATAAATTTTTAATTTCAGTATTAATTCTAACTTTATCTTGCATTTTATTTCCTTTAAATCTGAGGTCCCCCAACTGCATAATTATTATTAGTGTGAATACCACCATCACCTCGAACAATATGATATTTTAATTTAGTATCAATTGAAGCTTTAATTCCAAAATTACTTATTTGTTTAGCTAAAAGCTTTTCTGGCAAAAATTCTGTTTGCTCAACTAATGATGGCAAATGAGAATAAACTTTGCAATAAGCTTCCATAGCTTTCCTAGAGCCATAAGCAAACTGATCATTTAAACCAAAATAATGACCAAAATTAGGAACACCAAGTGTGGATTTATCTGCTAACACTTTTTTAATATTTTCTGGATCTAAACTTTCTTCGATTTTAATATCACCCCTGGTTCTGATGTATAAATCATAATTATCATCAATTAGATTAAAAGCTTTTTCCATACTATAAAACATAGACACTAATCGCTGTGGTTGACGATCAGTACAATATTTTTCATAAATCTTGGCTTGCATATCTTTTTTTGGCTCTACACTAATACGAACCAATTTGTTACGGAACAAGCTATCCAATTCTGGCATAGTTTGTTTTCCTTTAAAGCCACCATCCATTGGAGCATCACCTAGAATGCTCCAACCATGAAGGAAAATATCTGTGGTATCAGATAAGCTCCACAAACAATGCTGATGAGAGCTTTTATTATCCTGAAAATTTCGGAGGAATCCTGAATAAATTATTGCAATTTTCATTTTATAAATAATAGGAATCTTACTTCAGATAAAGTCATTTTTCCCTCCTCTAATTAAAAATTACTTTTATATACAGCATAAATACTATGCGTTACCATACTCATCAATACAGAATTAGGGGCTCCCCTGCTTGAACTTCTCAAGCAATGGGGTCCATCAATCATAAAGTCTCTTATAATGAAGGATTTTGTCTGTACAAATTCCATAAAAACTACTCATATCAAAAGCTTTTCCATTTTCGGGCATTACTGCAATAGCTTTATTATTTGGTTTAAGTACAGGATTTACTCCTGGATAATACCAAAGCCATTGTTTAGATGTTAACACTACTGAATCAGTTTCATGACTAAAATAGTGAAAGTTTGTAGTCGTTAGATACTGTAACACAGTATCATTTTTAGCATGAAAAATAGCTTTACTAGAAATAGCTTCCAAATCATGAACTGTGATATAATGCTCTGGCTCATCATGCCCAAGATAAAAATCTTCCCCAATCATCCATACATCTACTTCTACTTGATAACCTAAATTCATGGCATCAGAAATAAAAGAAAGAGTGTTTTCTAATTTAGGATTAGGTCCCGAAAGTGCACCACGATGAGAGATGAATAACATTTTTAATTGTCTTTGTTTAGAGATAACCGCCTAGATCACAAAAAACCAATTGTCCATTGGGGCGCATCATAATATTTCCACGATGGAGATCGTGAACAATAATACCAAACCTACTTTCAACACTTTTGATAGCATCAAATAATTGCTGTTTTTCTTCTAAGACTGGCATAAGTGTTTCTGTTTCTGGAAAGAATTCTATTCTAAATTCCCTTAGGAGATCTCGTATAGAAAGAACTAAATGGCTAATTAGATACGAAAGATTTTCTGCTGGAATTTGATTGGGAGATTTAAGCATGATTTTCTCAGCTAATTCCCGAATTGCAATTCGGCTTTCAAAATCTTTATTTTTAATTAATTGAAGCAATTCTTTACAAAAGAATTCTTTATTGGTTTCAATAGCATTTTTGCATTCCACCAAAGTTATATCAAAGTGTGAATCAAAAAAACTTATTATATCTTTTAAATTAATTTTATTTAAAACAGTAGTAGATTCCATTGGATCAAAAAGATTTTGATAAACAACTGGAGAAATTGGAACCAATAACTCAGTTATCATTACAAAGTATATTTGACTTAATCCAGGGACTTCTTCTGGTAAGAATTGTTTCACAGTAAAAACACGAGGGAAGAATGATCGATCTTCTTTAAGAAGCGGAAGAACTTCCTTCATTTTTAAGTAGGATTCTGCATCACCTCGATCTTTGGTAATTTTTACACAAACTCTTTTTCCAGCAAAAAAGCTTTCGTAAGTGGTAGAAAATACTCCTGACCCAAGTTCCTTTACCAAAGGTATATTCATTCTTCTAAAAAGAAGGTAGCAATCCTTAATAAAAATGTCTTTAGTATTAGCTGGTATGTTACCTGCTACTTCTGCTTCAGGATTTACTATTTGATACATCTTCTTATCAAGAAGAGGTTTGGTGGCAAGAGATTTTAGCTTAAACAAGAACATACTTTAATGCATCTAAAAGCATAAATCCCAGAACAAGTCTGGGATTTTAATTAATGTGCTTGAAGCATTGGTTGGGATCCAACAATTTCTTCCCAAATCTTTTTAAGAGTATTATCTTCTACTTCATTGCAAAAGGCATTATAAGTTTCATAAGTACTCATATCTAGATGTTCTCCTAGAATATCTGCTCTACCACGCTTTTGTTTATGAATGAACTCTTCTTTAGATCTAGTATAAAGATGATAGATACTAGCTTTAGAGTGGCTTATAGGCGTGTTAAAAGGGGTATGATGAAGAAGATTTCCTTCTGGTCCAATATTATGGAATCCGACTTTCGGAGGTGCCATATGAGGATTGTGCCATTTGATACCTTCAACATTTTGCATTTTAACTAAACTTTGGGTATGGGCATTAATACCTTCATTATCTTTGCAGCGTTTGTTAAACGCAAATAGTTGGTCCATGGGAGGTTTCGTTTCCCATCCAGAATTTCCCACAGTATGCCAATTTACCTGAACGGCGCAAAGCTTAGGGTCATGATCATACATTGAAGCAAATTCTGGAATAGATAAACCATTAGCAGGAACAAAGAATTGGTCACAATCTATGAATAATCCCCATTTAGTAAAATCACGATAGTAAGTACAGCAATATGACCATGCCTCTGCGTGAACTTTATAACCAGGAAAAGGAATAACAGTAACTTTATCATTTCCTATAAACTGACTAGCAATAGGAACTGTAGATCCATGGTCCATAATAACGATATGATCTACACCTAAATGTAGATGAAATTTGACGAAATCAGAAACATACGGAGTCTCGTTTTTTTGAATTGAAAATATAGTTACATTATGCATGTATAACTCTTTCTTTCATGCTATATATCGAGCATGAGCAAAATATTTTGGACTGATGATGAAATAAAAGATATCATAAATTTATACAAAAATAAAAATACGATAATCTCTATTTCGGAGAAATATGGGAAATCTGAAACAGCTATTAATAATCTTTTAAGAAAGCAAAATATAAATATTGCAAATCATTTAGATAATCAAAAATTTATTGAAAATAATAAAATAGATATTATTAATATGTATAATAATGGAATTTCTTCCATTAAGATTGGTGAAAAATATAATGTAACTTATGAAATAATTCTTAGATCATTAAGAAAATGGAATATTGAAATTAAAACTGGTACCAATGATTATAAAATATATTCATGTACTGAAGATATTTTTGAAAATATTAATTCACATGAAAAAGCTTATTGGTTAGGGTTTATAGTTGGTGATGGTAGTGTTTTAGATAAAAGGAATTTGTTAAAAATAGATTTAGCAAAAGTAGATGAAGATCATATTATAAAATTTAAAAAATTTATGAATGCTACAAATCCAATTTATTACTGGACACAAACAAATAAAAGTGGTAGTATTACCACTCATGCCTGTATTAGTATAAGCAGTTCAAAACTAAAAAATGACCTTATTAATTTAAAATGTGGTCCAAGAAAATCTTTAAAAGAAGAGCTTCCACCAATTAATCCAATTTATTATAATAGTTTTATACTTGGATTGGTAGATGCAGACGGTAGTTGGTTTATAAATAAAGTTAATAAAAAACCAATGTTAAGCTTTTTCTTAGGAAGTAGTTTATCAATTATTAAAGATATTAAAAATATATTTGATATAGAAGTGGGTTATTGTTCTAATAAAATTATAGTTGTTGAATATGGTCCTGGTTCTATGGGACGTATTACACATGCATCAAAAGATTATACATTAAAACTTTACGAGTATCTTTATAGAGATTCTCCAGTATTTTTAGATAGAAAAAGAAAATTAATAGAAGATCATTTATATAAAAATTTTTAAATTTCTTTCTTATGATAAAAGTGAGTAGTTAGAAAATATTTCATGATCGCCAGTAATGCCTTTGTACTTTTCAATAGGTTTAGGAGACATGTTCCCATCAGTTTCATTTTTACATAGTTTAACAAAATGTTCATATACTTTGCAAATTAGTACCAAATTTGCGGTATAGTTTTCTCTATCTGCTTTTGATAGATTAGAAAGATTTACTGGTAAAAATTTACCACCATGCATGACATGTATTGCATTACTAACTATTTTGGTAGTTAAAATAGATTTCTCACAACAATCACAATCTTGGTTTTCAATATCTGATTTTTTAATAATTTTATATAATTCCTTAAACGAAACTTGTTTTCCAAACACAATATCTTTTAATGTTAAAACACCGCGCCTATCTTCATTAAGAGATATAAATAATTCTAATTTAGAATTGTTATTAGGAAATATTTCAGAGGTACTAAATATTGTAGACGGACATTCGTCATCTGCATAATAATCATGTGGATAGTTAAGGATATCAATTAGCTCAAAATAATCTTTTTCTTTTATAAGATGTTTAATTCCTTTTTCATCATAAACTAAGTCATGCTCGCTAAAATAATAGTTTCCATCAGGAAATATTTTAGAAAAAGTTTTTTCCGCTTTACCCTCTAAAATAGCAGTCTGCTTTTTAATAGATTCAAATACAAGGTCATATTCTTCTTTCGCTATCTTTGCAAATTCACCTAAATATTTTTTATTTTCTTTTAAACTATTTCTAAGTTTCTCAGTTTTAATAAATTTTACATCAACATCACTAATCTCAGTTTTAAACCGATTAATAGCATCATTAAGTTGATATGATGGATGATCTTCATCCTCCAATAAAATATTATTCAAAACATCATTTACTTCAATCATAAGATGATTTTTAAATGATTTAGCACTTTTTCTTTCAAAACTAAGTTTCTTTGTCATGTCAATAATAAATAATTCTCCAATTTTTCACTATGTTTCAGTGAAATGAATGTTTGCATTTCTTTAACTAAATTATTTTTAATTAAATAAGTTTCATACTTCGAATAATCTAAATCGGGATACTTCTTCATCATCGCAAAAATATAAGTTTTTTTATGACGACTAATCAATTTATCTACAAAACTTTGTAGATTCTTTTTTGATATTCTAGCACCAGCAAAAATATATTTTGACTTTGTGCTTTTTAATAAAGCCAAAGCAGCTCTTTGCTGATCTTTAACTAATTGATTAATTACTGCAATAAAAAGTAACTTATAACTTTTTTCTTGTATTAATTGCTCTTCTAAATCTGAATTCAGCTCATTGTCAATAATAGAGAGATGAACTTTTTCTACCAATGAACCATTAGATAATATTACATTTCTAGATGTTTGATTATCTTTAACATGTGTAATATATTGAAGATGATAACTAGGACTTTTAATAACTTTGAAAATTTTCTTTAAGTTATTAGCGTTTTTGCTGTCATTTTTCTTCATGACAGAATAAAAGAACGCCGCACTCTCTAGGTTATTTTCAATAATATACTCTAGAAGATTTGCTTTTCTAGCAATTTGTAAATACTTTAAATAATCTCTGCGAAGTTCTTTGTTTGAAAGGTACACAAAATCATGTGCACTTATTCCAACAATTGCCAGTTTTGAAAATGTTTTTTAAACAAAACCGGACATTTTTTATTTTTCACCAGGACATTTAACAAATTTTTGTTATTTATTTTTAGATCTTTTAATTTGTTAATTAAAAAAGTAATATTATAATTTCGGTTAATAAACCTAATTAACGGTTTAGATATTTTTTTATCTTGATAGATTGGAATTTCAAATGTTGTGATAGCATAGATATCTGATCCCACGATGATGTTATACATACCACATAAATTGTTATTATCAATATAAAGTTCATGGTAATCATACATTATGCTCGAAAATCTAAAATCATTTTCTACTAAAATAACTTCACGTGAAGATACATTATTTACTTCAATAAGATTCTGTAACTGAGAAACATTAACTTTTGGACTCAACAAGCGCAAGAAACCCTTCTTCGGTTAGAATAGTTATTCCCAACTGTTTGGCTTTGGTGTTTTTAGAACTACCAGAGTTGGTATCATTTGTCACAAGAAAATTTGTGTCCTTAGTGACATTGTCTTTAACACCACCGCTGTGGCTTTTTACTAGATCTTCTAGCACTTCTCGCTTAGCGGTTTTGAAACTTCCAGTAAAGCAAAAGTTATATCCTGCCAAACCAGTAGTCTTAGACCCTATCTTAAGATGAGAAAGAATTTTTGCAGCTTCATCATAATGATTGTCAAAGAAGTTTGCAATAACTCTTGATTTTACTTCGCCCATCCCTTTTATCGCAGAAAGTTGCTCTTCGGTAGCATCAACGATTTTATCGAAACTATCATATCCAGCAGCGATAATTAGTTTGAAGGTACTTTCACTAATTCCGGGAATACCAATAGCCCCAAGTGCTCTTTCCAAACTAATAGTTTTTCGATCATTCAAAGCATCAATACAATTCTGAGCACTCTTTTCTCCCATTCTTTCTAGACTAGCTAGATCTTTAGTAGTAAGGTTATAGAGATCACCAATAGTATTGACAAGCTTTTTCTCAAAAAGATGATCAATAAGCTTATCTCCCCACTCCAGAATATTAAGAGCTTTAATATATTTAAGGACAGTTTCTTTCTTGGACTTAAGACATTCTTTAGGTTTAGAACATTTTAGAAATGCTCCAACTTCAACTGTTGAAGCTCCACAGGAAGGACATTCAGTTGGCGGCTTAACAGATTCTTGAATGTTTTCAACCACTTGTTCAAGGCGAGGGATAATTCCTCCGGCTCGGACAATTAGCACTTTTGACCCAACATTTACACCTAGCTCTTTAACTCTAGCAAAATTATAAAGACTACACTTTTTTAGAAATGCTCCCTCAATCTGAACAGGTTCGAAGTAAGCTACAGGGCAGATTATTCCTGAACTACCAACTTGAAAATCAATAGATGTAATTGTACTGACAGCTCCTTGATTGTCAAACTTATAAGCAATAGCTCCTTTGGGACGATTATCTGTCATTCCAAAAGATTGTTGTTTGACTAGATTGTTACACCGACAAACTAATCCATCGAGCTCAATCGGTAGCTTAGTCCTGTCTAGAGTATCTCTAAAAGTTTGAACTTCTTCCGCAGTTTTAAAGATTTTATAGAATGGAATAGTAAATCCCATTTTTTTAAGAAATTCAAATTGTTCGACTTCAGTTTTTGGTTCGGTACCTTCATCAAATTCAGCATGAAGCTGATAAGCATAAAATCTTAGCTTATCTGAATGCTCACCATCATACCGACGACTAATGCCAGAAGCAGCATTGCGAGGGTTTGAATATTCTTCTTTGAATTGCTCAAACTCAGCCAATTCAAACATAATTTCCCCCCTTACATGAACTGTTCCTTTTAGAGGAATTCTAAGTGGTACATGTGGGATATGTAGTACATTCTGTGTGATTATCTCACCCGTTTCTCCCGAGCCACGAGTAACAGCTTTTGATAGTTTTCCATCTTCATAAATTATTGAAAGACTAAGCCCATCTAGTTTATAAGTAAGGAAAAAATCAGTATCACAATACTTGTCTGCCCAGGTCTTGAATTGATCAAGATTGTTTACTTTATTCAAGCTCCCCATGCTTACAGTATGCCGGTGTTTAGCCCAATTGCTAACAGGTTCTGCCCCAATCTTAGCCAATTCAGGATGATAAGGATCTAGACTAGCTAGTTCATCCATCCAAGCATCATACACTTGATCGGTTACTGTAGAAGTATTGTTATAGTAAGCGGTTCTAGAACTTTGGATTTTACTAACAAGATCAGCAATTTTAGATTTTAACATTATTCTAACATAGTAGCATTTTGTAATGCATCTTTAAATGGTGAGATTCCATGATAATTTCTAAAATCTTTGTTGAATTTTGTATTCTTGCCAGCTAATTTAACAATGCGTTGTTCAAATTTAGCCAGTTCTTTACAAATGGCGCGTTTTTGAATTTCAGATATTTCATTTTCTTTTAATTTCACAAATTTTGAATCAATCAAAATAGGCACATAATCAGTGACAAAATCTATATGACTTTGATATGAAAGTGAAAATGAATCTAATATTTTACAAGCAAAAATATTTGTAACAGCAATGATATCAGAATATTTCATGCTTAATTCGCAAAAAACATGAAATTGATTTTTGCTATCAGTTTTTTCTTTGCTAAGAACAATAAAATCTTTACTATACGTATAGTAATAGTTGTTTGGTATTTGACGTGTTTTCTTAGAATCTACCATGGTAGATCCTGTCACACTGTACAAATCATCTTTTTTAAGAAAAGATGAAATTGCATCAATTCTACTTTTAGCATTTTCTTCAGCTTTATTAATTTTATTTTGAATTCTGATATTATCAGCTTTTTCTTCTTCTAATTGAAGAGGATTAAGAACTTTGTTAAAAGTTTCTAGAGATTTATCTAAATCTAAAGAATTAATAACCTGTAGGTTGTGTTTCATTGCTTCTACCATAGAAGCTATGGCATTTAAATGCTGTAACTTCTCGCTACTAGAGAAATTAATGCCATCTACATTTAAAGCTGATTTAGCTTTTTGAAAAAAATTATTTTTCTCTACTGTGGATAAATTTTCTAATTTCATGATATAGTATTAAGATTTTCTATGGCAGTTTTAAAAATATTACTTCCAGAATGTTTAGTTGGATCGATACAATTAGGCATCCAATATTCATTCTTTTTTGAAAAATCAAATAAAGCAATAATTCCAGTAATCATGCCTTTAATGGTTTTCTTAGAAAATTTCGATTCATCAAAATCAATAAATTTTGAATTTACCATAATTGGATGAGCATCTGTAACAATTGTAGCTCCCCAAGCGTTAGTATGTAATTTACCAATTATTACATTGATGAATTCTACCTTTTTAGCTTGTGCTATATGATTATTTGTATAGTTAATAGTGCAAAAAACGTGATATTTAGCATCAGATTTTGTATCTACATTGGAAAAATATACCTTCGATGGGCTAAAAGCATTATAGTGGGAGCTCAAAATTTGGATTCCCTGATTTGTTTCCATGAGTTGGAAAGTATTGTTGTCTAATAATTTTTCCATTTCAGAGTTTTTAACTTTTAAAGTTTCGGCACCTTCTTTAATGATTTTACCCTTTTCATCATTGATTTCTTTAGTTATTTCCTTATATAATTTGTTAAAATCTTTGCTGCAAGTGTCTTTGAATGTATTAACTTTTTCTATTTTTAAGGATTTTAATTTACTTAAAGCTTGATCAAAAGTATCTTTAGCTCTTTGCAACTTAATTAAATCTCCCGTGCCTTTTTTGATATTGCTAGCATAATGTCTTTTTAAAACTTCTTTAACTGCAATCTTATCTTTTTCTGTTACTTGTGTAAAATGCATTAATTCCTTTAAAAAATTACGTAATTTTTAAGCCATTCGGGGCTATCATTTTTAAAATTAGTAGAAAAAGTCAGAGTTTCTAGAATTTTTCTAACAGAGGTATTATTTTGATTAAAAAAATATCAAAGGAGTTTGAGATGATAAATCATTTTAATCAATAATATGAATAAAGTTACATTTTGGAAAATTCTTTTTTAGCTGATTTTCCCAGTGTTTTTTATTACTATCATTAATCGTTACATTATAACAAGGTACGTAACAAGTAAAAGAAAATTCTTCTAGAAAATCTAGATATACTTCTTCAAAAAGAATCACCATAGTATAAAAAGAATATTTACGTTGTTTAAGAAAATCTCTGCTTTTCTCAAAATACAAACGTTGTAGACCATGTGCTGAACACAAAGCATAAAAATATTTCGGCTTGTACAACCAATCATCAATGGTAGCAGTTTTAACCAGAATTGTAACTTCATCAACAGTTAGGTCTGATGGATGATTATAGATGACGGATGATGTCCTCATAATTTTGATTTGGAACTCTATTAAAATCTATATAGAAAAATAGTGGAATTTTCTCTTTTAGATATTGCTCAACAGTACTAGCTAATTTATTAATATCAGCATAAGATAATAAATTAGAAACAGCTTTTGGCTCGATTTGTTGTTTAGCTAAAACCTTAAATAAAACTGTACGATTGTTGTATGATACATTTCTCCTGGCTGCCAGTGCCAATATCCCATCCGCCATAGTATCAGGATACTTAACAATATATTGTTTAAGAATATTTAGATTCCTATCCAAATTATAAGAATAATTATTTATCGAAGAATATCGGTGTTTTTCTTCTGCTTGCATAAAAACAAAATCAGCATATTCTTGATCATATTTTTCAGCCAATGAAACTAATTCTTTATGATGATCAAAAGAGACCCAACTTTCATCAGCAAATCTATCAATCATTTCTTGATCTTTGAGGGCATAGACATGCACATCTGAACACGCCAGAGCAGCAATATAATCTGTTGAATGATCGCATTGTTTTAATAACAAAGATTTCTTACTGGTATCAATATCATTATATGAAACTCTTCTCCATGACCCATATTGATCAGCTTTAAAAAACAAAGCTCTTGATTTTTTATCAATTTCTTTAACTTTAAAAGCAGAAGAAGTAACAGGATATCCAGAAATCTTTGTGATAAAGATTCGATCCAAATTAGATTTGGATTTAATATACTTTTTTATTTCTTTAGTAGAAAGATCTTCTGCTTTTTGATCTAGTGTAAAAATCTCTGCTTTATTTTTTTGTAGAACAGTATTAATATAATCACAGCTCTCCATGATACCAAAACCAACACTCCTGGGTGTACTATTTACATCTATGTCGATACAATAAACTTTATCCAGATAAAAGTCATTTAACTTCATTACTTGAAAACAGTACAAAGATTCTTTAGGTATCTTTTTGTAATTATTAATATAATCTTTTTCTACTAAATTTGGAATAATTTCTTTAGCAGTTTCTTCCATTTGATAAAAGAAATCACTAATTTTTTTCCTAATAGCTTCATTGGTGGTATCTGAAAATCTAATAGCTTCTCTGTTAACAGAGACATCTAATTCTCTGGACCCAAAAGACAAAATAAATTCTTTGTCTCTACCATACTTTTGGTAACGCTGATCATTCATCATTAATGATGTAATTTTGTTACGATCTAATGGATAATAGATTCCATCTAATACCACAAAAGTGGTAACGCGATAACCTGGTAACTGTACACTATCAATTATTTTAATTCCAGGATAATCAATTTTAACACCATAATATGTATACTCAATTGGAGTATTAAAATACTCCATGAATCTTGTCATATTATGATTAAACTTAGCATGATCACTGGAGTTTAGTGGAACTACTATTTCTGTTCCAGAACTTTCTGTTGTTGGTTCAGAAGAAACCAATAATACTTCTCCTCCATTAGATTCTCCACCAATTGAAGCTAAATACTGATATTTGATTCCATTATTAACTGTAACAATTTCAAAACTATCAGTATAAGCAAAAGGAGTTTTGGCTCCCAAACCAAAACCACCAGTTTGATGATTATCTGATGTTTTAGAACTAACCAGATATTGAAGAAATACCTTTTCCATTCTGTCAGGAGAAATGCCTAATCCATTATCTTTTACAGAAAACTTCTGTCCATTACATAACACTTTTACTGGATGATTATTTCCAGCTTCTCGGTTAGCATCTCTGGCGTTGCTAATAATTTCTTGAACAATTGATTTAACTGGATCACTATAAATTTTATTGCGAAGAATATCAAAAATTAAATTAGAACTAGCATCTACTGTAAAATTCTGGCTGATTAATGTCATTATTTCATCATCTCGTAATTTTTAAGCCATTCAGGTTTATTTCCTGTGACTTTTTTATTTTTAATAGCGCCATCAATTGTATTTTTTAAAGTCTTTTTTGCATTAAATTTTGTACTCATGAAATTAATACAGTTTTCATTCCAAGAGTTTTTTTCGTACAGCAAATCACCAGAACACATAAGAAGCAAAGAAGAGTAACTATGATAGTTATGATCAAGAACCAATTCTGGTAGAATTAAATTACCACAAAATACACTATCTACTGTTGAATCTTTATTTTTGATACTTAAATCTAATTGATGAAATCTACCAATATTTGTATTGGGTAAATTTAATATTTTATATCGATTATGATAGTAACCAATTTCTACAAATTCATAAAATTCAACTGGCTCTTCTAATAAATTTTGAATTAAATCTGTTTTAGATTTTTTATATTTTTTAATTGTAGATTCCCCTTGTTTATATTCTTCTGAGGAATCTAAATTCGCTAATTTAGATGTAACATCTTTAATCACAGGCAAAAGATCTACGTCTAAACTAATAACACTATCTTTATGAGATACTGTTCTTTGTATTTCTTTTAACCCACCTAAAACATTATAATATTGCTTGTATTTAGGTAGAGAATAAAGTAATTTTTTAAGATCATCTTTTTCTCGTGTTACCAAATAATTATCGAACAACTTTAATTCTTCTGGAAAATCTTTTAATTTCTTTGTCATTATTATGAATAAAAAAAGAGGGGGCAATTGCCCCCTCTTTTTTGGCTAAGGTTACATATTGAGCTCGAAGCTTTTACCGAAAGGCGGATTGAATCGACTATGGTTATTGGTCACGATCCAAATAACTGGAACATGCGGATCCTCCATTACCTCATCATAAAGGTAACCATCCGTAATAACAATGAGTAGATCCTGCTCACCCACGTTATCCTTGTAATCAGTAAAGAACTGATTAAACATGGTTCCTCCTCGACCAACCACCTTAAAGCGCTTAAGCTCTTCAGCTTTTACTCCGTTAATCTTTACCGCATCTTCCCAATAGATAGTAGCATCTGCCGGGATAATTACACCCTGGTTTAGCTCAGTCATATTCTGAAGCTGGCTAACTCCATGAACAATGTCGGTATCTGACATTGATCCAGAAGTATCAACCAAGATAGCTGCTTTAAAGATAAACTCTTTACGCTTTGGAATAAAACTTCCACTCATAAGTGGACGCTTCTTGAAGCGAGTATAGTCAGTTTTCTTTCCGCCATCTTTAGCACGCTTCTGCGTGAGTCGAATAGCGTCTTTGAAAGTAAGAACAGGCTTTACAAGCTCACCTAGCTCTCCTTCCATTCCAGAAGGAACGTGACCAGCCATCTTACTAGATTGCTTGATAGCTTCACTTAGTCGTTCAGCCATTTCCTGCTGAGAAACCTCGCTATCCATATGCTCATCTACAAGATCGCCAATACCCAGGATATCAGCAGAGCCTTCGCAATCACTACAACCGAAGTCTCCTTCGCCTTCTCCCTTACCCTCTCCATCACAGGATTCTCCTTCACCATCGCCGGAGGAATCGCCGCTCGCCTGACCCTTTTGCCCTTTACCTTTTTGACCAGCGGCATTTTCGTCTTCTAGACCATCACTGTCATCACAATCTCCCTCGCCTTCTCCGGAAGCTTGCTGACCTTTTTGTCCTTTGGACTGTTGCTTTCCTTGTCCATGATCGTGATTACAGGGCTTTCCATTATGTGAGTGGCTATGTTCTCCTTCGCCATCACCATCTCCCTCTTCATCACCACCTTCACCTTGTCCAGAAGCTCCCTGACTTCCGGGACTTCCTTGAGCACCAGGCATTCCTTTACCAGCATTTCCGCCAGCTTGAGAAGCTCCGGGATTACCTTTACATTGAGCTCCTTGCTGTCCAGCCTGTTTAGGCTGACCATTTTGACCAGACTGTTGCGGTTGATTTCCAGCATTCTGCTGTTGGTTCTGACCTTTCTGACCTTTCTGGTTTTTCTGATTGGGCTGTTTGTTTTTGGGATGAACCATTCCTACTTTGCCGCAAGAAGGGCACTTAGGAAGTTTGCTAAACAGATAATCATAAATCTGTTCAGGAGTGCGAAGATCATCGGGAAGATTGGGATCAATAAAGAAACCTGTCTTATCCTTCGCGTTAGGAGTATAGACATAACGCTTCTTCAATTCCTCGATGATCTTTTTATCTTCTTCTGCGGTAAGCTGGCGCTTTTCACTGACAGCCTTCTCATAAAGATCAACACGCTTTTTCTTTTTGGATTTGAGATCCTCAATATCCGCCAGCATCTTTTCCAGAAGCTTAGGATCCTGATAGATCTTTTCGAAATCCTTGAGAGTAATAAAGTTACCTAGCTCGATCATCAAAGTCGGATCAGTAAAGACACGGCGATCATTTCGAGTGGTTTCAGCACGATGCTTGAGATCTTCAACAATGTAGAAGTTGGTAATGTAATCGACCGCGAGATTCCAAAGACGAGGATCTCGTCCACCACGACGATCAGTATGATTGAAAATTGCATGAGTTGCCTCATGAAAGATAATCATTCGAAGAGCTAGAGGCGAAAGAGAAAGTACGAAGTGAGGATTCCAGAAATAGCTATTACCATCGGTTGCAGCCGTGGTAATTTTACCAGTAGCAAAGTGATCGTAGTTTACCGTCATCTGATAGATGAAAGGATCACCACCCATAGGCACTTCTACGTTTTTGGCGCGGGAATGGTATTTGACTTGTTCGTTATCATAACGAAGACCGAAGTCAAAGAAGATGTCAGTAATAGCCTCTTCTGCTTCTTTGAGAAGCTCAGGGCGAAAAATATTCATATCAGTTCCGTAGAATTTCATGCGAAAATCTCCTGTTGTTTTAAAATGTTTTAAGAATTAATTAAGTTAAAATTATTTTGTTTTACGATTATTCGTAAAATCAAGAACCTCATTTATCAAATCATGTAGATGACCCATATATAGATTATGACCCACAACAATGGATCGACCTATTTGACATCTGATAATAAATATTCGTGTTTCTATTTCCATTTCTTTAAATGGATTTGATACTAGCCAAAGTACGAAATTATTAATAATAATTTTAACTAGTGTTTTATCATTTTTAAGTGGATGATCATATACAAAATGGTTTAGGTGACCACACATTTCACTAACCAATTTAAATTTCAATCTCATACTTTTGAGATTATCATACTCTTCACAAACTACTGAACCTTGTGCGACTTCTGCAAAAGCAGGTCCATAAGTTTTAACTAGAAGATTGTAAATGTTTTGCATTTTCTTTAGCTTTTCTTTGAGTTTGCTGATACATTTTTAGTGTATGTCGCTGCTCAGCAGTCAATCGATCATTGCTAATCTTAGAAAGTCTTTCACACAGTTTTTCTAGATTATATTTTTCATCATTAATAATCTGAGAAAAAGTTACTTCTTTATTTTTCTCATAGTGACGAAATCTAATAAATTTAAAAATCATTCCCCAATCACCAACATTATGCATCTGTGCTTGAGACCAAGGATCTCTTGACATCCAAGTTTCTCTGGAGATTGCTTTAATCATTGGTAGAAATTCTTCATCTTTAAGATTTTCAGCGCAAAATCTACCAAATAGCAATACATGCTCTTTCTCAATAGCAGTCATAGGTGACGAGCTATCCATTACTTTTTTAATTTCGCCAGCACAATAAAAAATGAAGCTATTTCTTTCTTCTTGATTTAGAGAACCAAACCATTCTTGGTCCAAAGAAGAAAGATTTGTAATAATCATTTGATAAAACTCTTCGTTTGTCATTTGGACACTTCCGCTTTTTGAAGTTTAATAACTGTTCGTTTATCTTCATTGGCTCTTTTTAGCCACCGGCGTTCGCTTCCTGTACGAATAGCAGAATCTTTTCCAGAGATTCTCTTATATTTATCTTCATAAGATTCTGGAGGTTGAATAGATCCACCATTAGCTTTAAATTCTTCAAAGCTAATATCAGATTTATCATAAACTTGTGTGCGCCGAAATTGAAAAATAAAAGCCCAGTCACTGCCACGAGAATGAATCTCTTGCAATGTCCAAGGATCACTATTCATTAGCGCATCTTTACCAACAGATTGGCACGCCAACTCCAATTCTTCTGCATTGCAAACATTTTTGATAAATGTACCAAAATTCTTGAACTTTGGCTTATCTTTATTGGTAACAATAACGCCGTCTTTGTTACGAGACGTCAAGATAATTTGAATCTTATCTGCTACAAATTTAATTAGCTCCAGACGTTTAGAGCTATCGATAGAATTCCAATTAGCAATGGAAATACTATTTGGATCTGTAACTACAGATTCATAAAAAGTTTCGTTAGAAAGTAGATTAATCATTTAAAGATTTTTCCTCTTCATTTTTTTTAAATTCTTCAAAAGTTAGATTGGGATCAACATACTTTGTATGTCTGAGAAAATAAAAAATGTCATACCAACTTGAATCTTTTTTATGCATTTGCTGCAATGCAAACGGATTAGAGCAGAACAAAGCATCTTTTCCAATAAGATTTTTGGCAAATCTTAGTTCTTCTTCTGAACAATAATTAAAAAGAAAAATGCCAAAATTTTCAAAAGCTTCTTTATCATGATTAGACATAAACCAATTATTACTAACTTTATTAGTTAGCAAATTCTTAATTACTTCTGCTGAAAATTTAAGAAATTCATCTCGATGCTGTTGAAGAATGGCTTTCCATTGATAAATGGAAATACTCAATGGATCAGTAGTCATTGCCTGATAAAACGTTTCATTGGTATCAAAAATAGTCATTTAAAGAAATCCTCATCAAAACTATAAATTGAAAAATAAAAAGCGAGTAGGATCACCCTCACGAAATCCTACTCGCTTTAGGTTATTTACTTACGAGCAACACGATCATACACCTTGGAACGGAAGACCTTAAAGATCTCTGCCCAAGGAGTTCCCGGAGTATGCATCATGGTAAGCATTTCCGGGTTTCCAGCCATCAGACGATCACGACCAATCTGAGAGCGGATGATGCAAAGAAGATTCTCAGCATCCGTGTTCTTAAGCATGAATTCTGCCGCCGAGGTCAGTCGAGCCTTATCATCCTTGTTAAAGCTCTTCTTATCCATAATGGTAGAAAGCTTGTTGGCAACACTCATCCACAGAACCCAACGTTTGGTAACGTCAAGACCATGAAGGTCTTCCTTCTTAGCCTTACCTTCCATAATATTATTGGAAAGCGGGATAATCTGAATGTAATGCTCGTAGTACATCTGGTAATGAAGACCAGCTTCCTTACCAACACAACCAGAAACCTTCTCAGTTACGAGACGGCTTTCCTGATTGTGTTCCTCGCCCCACTTGGCGATTTCCGAACTACGTTCCCAACCACGCGGACTGGGATCTGCGTAATTGTCTTCCATATCCACCGCACCGAAGAGAACCTCGGGCTTTTCCTGGATCAGAGCCGTAACCGACGGATGAACACCAGCATTACCAGCCCAGTTTAGCCATTCCTGCCAAGAAGGCTCAACCAGATACTTTTCAGCGCGATCGAGAAGCGGAGGAGAAGGCTTGTTACCACCCTCCGAAATAAGATTACCCGTCATTACACAGGCAATCAGATTGGGAAGAGGGCGACCATTAATCGTCCTAAACTGGGTAATCTCCAGAAGCGGAGCCCAAATACTGGGATCTGCCTTATCAACCTCGTCAAGAAGAAGAACAACCGGCTCATCCCCTTCCATCATCGGCTTAAAGAATAGCGGCTGGAAGAAGTCAGCATAATTATCTTCCTTGCTGAGGTTAAACACCTTTGGATAACCCGAAAGGTCTGGACGTTCGAACGTTGAAAGGTTTAGATAAACCTCGCGGCACTTGGCAAGTCCAATCTGCTCTTTACAGATATGGGTCTTACCAGAACCACGGCGACCGAAGATCGCAATGTTGATATCCTTACGACCAAAGCTCTTACCACGCTTTACCGGCTCGTCATCATCATCTTCTTTCTTTCCGGTCTTTGCCTTACTCTTCTTATCGAAAGCGGCAATTGCTTGATCCTCCTTTCGGCTCTGATTATAAACATCAGAAGCCATCCGCAGAGTAAATCCCAGATGGTCAATAAGGCGCTGGGTGGTTAGAGTCTGAAGATTGAAGTCACTGCCATTGCCCTGCTTTTTGTTGGTTTTGCCCATAGTGTGTATATCCTATATAAAATGTTGTTTTGGTTATTAAGCGTAATAAGAAGTTTTACAACAAAAGAAAAAAAGCAGACTTTGGTCTGCTTCAGAATAAGAAATGTGCTAGAAAATTTTTACAGTAGAACAACAGAATTAGAATCTTCGGCATCATCGGTTGCCGAAAACTCTTTTGTCTTTTCCGACCATCGTCCTTTTTCAAATCCCTTAATTTTGGAGCAAGCTCCAGTATTAGGATTCTCTAGAACAACAATGGTATCGGAAGGCAGCAAACTAAGTTTTTCAATAAGGCTTTTAACGTTCAATTGAATTCTCCTGAATTAAACCGCTTCGTGAGCGGTGAAAGGCACCACAAATTAATGGCTCGCCATTTCAGCGAGCCAGGATTCAGAACCCAACAAAGTTGGATTTAGTTAACGGTTTGGATTGCAGCTATCAATAGCTCAACTATATAAACTACTACTGCTCCAATGAATGCCCACCATAAAGTAAACCAATTTAGTGGAAAAACAATCACAGCAGCTAGCAAGCTAGCCCAAAACCCAATACAATAAGGACATTCTAAAAGTTTATAGAAAAAGTGTCCTAATGAAAAAATTTCAATTCCAAATAAGAAATTTCGAAATTTTCTGACACTATCAAAAGGACCATCTGTCCTTGCTAGGATCACAAAGCTATAAGCCAATAGTAGGAATAATATCATAGTTTCACATAGTCGGCTTTGAGATCATCAAAGTAAATAGCAACTTTATTTCCTTTGAGTTTATCTAGTTTGGGTTCTTTAAAGAGCTTATCTTGATGAGCATCTTTAACGGGAAAAACCGCTTTGATTTCTCCAGATTTGGAATTAAAATCTAAGCTAACTAAAGCTAGATAATCTTTGTCTGAAGGATTATGAATTTCTTTATCTTTGTGACCAAAACTGGATCCTGCTTGAAACATCCAAGAAACACCATAGCGTTTCCCTGATTCTAAATCCTGAGTCTTAACATGTACGTTGTATTCTGAGTTAGAAAGATCTGGTGCCCAGCTTTTATCTTTTTTAGCATAGATTTTGGTATCAGGATAAGAAAGTTCTATTCCTTTTTCCTTAAAATATTTGTAAACAACAATTTCTCCCATTTTACCAATAAAAGAATCTTTAATTCGTTTCTCTTCACTAAACTGATTGCGTTTAGCATAGAAGCTGGTGTCAACTTGTTCAGAAAAGGTTTTGCAAAGTTCTACTTCTTCAGCAGTAAGTGTAATCATATTGTGATAATATTTCTTTCATTAAGTTCTTTATAGCTGGGATTAATTGTATGGCAACGCCAATTCTTGCTATAATAAGAAAAGTTTTGATGAGTGTGACCAGAATAGACAGTGATATCTGTATCAGGATACTTTCTAATAATTTTACCCAGGTCCCCATTAACATTATAGCATTTCCAATAAAAATCAAATAAATGCTTTTTGGTCCACAATGGAGGAAAGTGAGTTAAAAGTATCACTTTATTATAATTTTGTGAAGCTAGTGATAATTTATATTCTAATATTGTATTTTTGTATAATTGAAACTCTTTAAAAGATAAGCCATTATTAAATTCTTTGACTATAAAATTTTCTAAGCTAATAGCTTCTAATCCTGGTTTAGACCCCGTCCAACCTTCTGAGCCAATTAAACATACATCTGGTTCTAGTTCGATGGGAGGAAGTTCTGACAACCAATGTAGGTTGGAATACCTGGTTGTCAAGTCATGTACTTGATCTTCTACCTCCCACAGGCTAGAAAAATAATAACAATGATTGCCCAAAGTAAAATAGATTTTAGGTATTACTTTAGCTAAATGTTTGAGATGATAGCTTAAATGAATTCCATTAGAAATGTCTCCTGTAACAAAAGCAGTATGAAGATCATTAGCTTTCATAAAAGTTTCGATATTTTTATAAATACTTTCACCTTTTAAATCTAGATGAAGATCAGAAAAATAAGCAACTCTCATGTAATTAGATTTCTATTAGCCAACAACTCTTTAAAAACATTAGAAGAATTTGATTCTATCAAAAAATTATTTATATGATTATCGGCTCTAATTATTTTATTTATTTGTTTAGATAGATTTTTGATATTAATTTGTTTAGTTAATTCAGGATAATTTTTACCATCAAAAAGAATGTTACCATTAATCATTAATAAGTTGGCATAATGATATTTTTTGATATCAGCTTTTCTGTCAAATTGTTGTGCAGTAAAAACTCCTTGTGGCGTAATAGATTTACTTCCATAGAGATAATTATATCCAATGTAAAGATATTGTTTATTTAAATCAGTATTATCGAATACAAATTTTTCATCATTAGTATTGATGATAAAAGTATCAGTATAATACTCGTTTGCTTTATTTCTTCCTTTTGAACTAGAAAAACAAAAACCTTGTTTATCTAGTTTGTTTTCTTTGAAAGAATACCAATAATTATCTGACTTTAAAAGATTTGAATAAAATTCTTGCTTACAATCTTGTAAAACTTTTGCTTGTTTTTTTTTGATCTTCATAAGCTTGATCAATTTTTAAAATCATATCTTTTTGAAAAACTTTATATAATTCTATTTCTTCATTAAAGATTTTTTTATCAAATTTATTTATAGAATTCTGAACAATAGAAGAATGTTTTTCAAAAGTTTTTTTGAGATCTTCAAAAGAATGTGGAACACATGCTACCACTGTGTCACCAAAAATTTCAATTACTTTTTTAGCAGTAATAGGTTTAATCATTATTGTAGTATTTCATTATTTAGAAGAATTTTTTGAAAATTAGAATTTGATTTAATAGCGCTAAGATTTTTCATAAAACTTTTATCATGATCTATATCAGAAATATTATTTTTTAGATTTTGAACAAGATTAAAAGGAAAAGTATTTGTATCTATATTGTAAAATACATTATTACTGTAACAGATTTGAGCATTAGTAACTATTAATTTTTGATATGATTTTCCTTGATATGAATCAGTTGCAGCCTGAATTAAAGCTTTATTTTTCTAGTCGAAGCTTATCAAATGCTTCTTTCTGCCATTGTCGCAAATATGAAAAACCAGGTTCATTACATGATATGATTGGTTTTTTAATTTTTGTAATGTTAGAAAGATTTGTATTAAAAATAGGTTTAGTAATTTCCATTATACTATATAATATACTTTCTAAATGAAAAATCCCAGAATCCTGGGATTTTTGTTATTTTTTATCGGGTACTAAAGTGCCAATATCTGCCAAAACCAAATCATGAGTACTGGGTCGTTCCATAATATTTTTACGATTTAGATCAATCGATCTAAATCCTTTGTTTTTAAAGTACATTAAAGCCTGAATAAAACTAGCAGTTTCTGGCATAGCTGATAACGCTGCCCATTGAGGATTTTTAGACTCTAAAGTTCTATCTGAAGTAGAAGAAGGTATTTGTACTTCTTTAAAAACACTAGATAGAAAATGAACTAAAGAATTAGTCATTTCTGTCACTGTTCTCGTACCAAAACTATCTAAATCTTCTAATTTAGTTGAAAAAGTTTTTCTAGCGTTATCAATTAAACTAATATAATCTCCACCATTATCCATTAAAAATAAATATTTTTTAACAAATTTAGCAATGGGCTTAGCTTCTAAGGCAGATTCTTCTCCAAATTTATTTGTTAAAAGATTAACAATCATTGCTTCCCAAGCTTCATCTGTACTTCTAAGTAGATTTTTTACACTACGTTTTTTAGTAGCTATTCCTTCAGCTTCATATTCAGGAATAGTATCAAGATCTAAATTGGATAATAGATCTCTAATATGAGAATTAGCAGGATTTAATAATTCTGTAATGATTACATAATATTTTTTATCTTCAAAATCTACTTCTTTGACATCAATAATATTTAATAGATGTTTTGAATATTCTTCAGGAGTTGATTCTTTTAGAGCCACTAACATCATAGCAGTATTTTTATCATCTTCTGATCTAGTCAATTTAGCTATTACAGCCTTTTCATTAAAAACAGATTTATAGACTTTACTCAGTTCGCCCCTATTAATATAAGTATTATAAGTTAAACCGGCTTGTTCCAAAATCTTATTTTCAAATTTTTCTTGATTAGGACCTTGAGGAGTCACAAAAGTTCCAGAGTCAGGATTCAAAACAATTTCTTTTAGCTTAACGGCTAATTGTTTATATTCAGATTTCCATTCCTGAACTTGTCTCATTTTAGACATTCGCTCAGGACCAGGAGGAAGTTTTTCAAATAATTGAATATTGTGAGCCAATACTTTGGCTCTGCCTAAAAGAGAAGAATCTATTTGATCGAGGTGATCAACCCATTTTTGATTGGTTTCAGGCTTAGATTCTTCTTTAACCGGCTTTTCAGGAACATCTTCCTGGGAAGGTTTAACATTGAAAACGGCTGTTGGCTGAGTAGGTTTATCGTCATCATCAGCCATTTTACGTAGAAGGGAAAGTCGGCTCATACCTAAATGTTAGGATTTTGGCTTCTTCTTATCTTTTTCTTTCTTCTCTTCTTTTTCTATAAAATATAATTTATTTTTAGCCCTAGTGATTGCTACGTAGTAAATCGCTTTTTCTGATTCATCAGCAAAACTAAATGTATTTTTAATAATAAAAACGTTATTTCGTTCCAAACCCTTTGCGCGATGTACGCTACTCATGAGTACAACTTTATTGTCTGATACATCAACAAACATAGAATTTATTTTTTTACTTATTTCTGCTGGAGTTTTGCAGGCTTCTGAAAGCACCGCTAGGCAGTCGTATTTATCATTAATAGCTTCAATTAGGTGAAACTTTTTTTCTTTTGTAGCTTTTGATATTTCTTTACTTCTCATATCTTCAATTTTAAGATTGAAAGAATCAATGGTTTTTGATTTGGTTTTTTTGACCACATTCACCAACTGTAAAGCAATATCTCTTCCGGATATGTTAGCCGGGGTTCCTTGTTTTAGAAAATTTAAAGCATATGTAATAAGTGGAGCATTTTTTCTTGAAAGAATGAAATCGCCGGGTTTAGCTAAACTATATACTTGATTTGGTAATACATTATGTATTTCCCCATCTTTGTTACCTGGTGGTGATTCTATATTAGGAGCAAATTCTTTAGCTAGTTCAATAACCTTATTTGGACAACGATAACAAATTGGTAAAGAATATTCTTTAGCATTTAAACTAGCGATTGTTTCTTTTACATGTTTCGGCGAAGCCGCTCGAAAAGCATAAATCGCTTGTAATATATCAAGGAACACATGTATGCGAGCATCTTTCTTTTTAGCCATAAAGGCTAGACTCATTTGATTCTTATTTAAATCCTGAAATTCATCTATAAAAATAGAATCAAATTTTTCCACTTGATATTGAAAAATTACAGGATGATAAACTTGATCGTCAAAATCAATAACCTTTGTTATTGATTTGCTTTTGTCTAACACTTTAAATACCATTCCAACAAATTCATCTAATCCATAAGGCGTATAGTCAATATCATACTCTTCTACAACCTCTTTTATTTTAGAGGGAGTATCTACCAATAAAGCTTTAGATAGGCTAACTGATTGTTTTAATCCAGACATTATTTTAGAATAACTATCACTTGGAATATTAAATCTCATAGAATTAATAATATCATCAACTTTATTAGCATCTACTTGTACAAATGGCTCGGCTTTTCTGCAAGCAGCAAAACCTAAAGAATGAAGAGTAGAGCATTTTATGTTGGCATTGAGGCTTCTACTTTCCAGTTCTTCTTTGATTCTTTTATTAAAAGCACAAAGAAGAACTTTTTTATCTTCATGCACACGATTAGCGGCTTCAATTAGTGAAGTGGTTTTAGCACTACCAGCCAAAGCATTTACAACCATATTCCCAGACCCATTTACTACTTCATCAAAAATAGCTTGCTGATATTTTGACCACTCAAATTTTTCTTCCAAAATTAATCTTTCTTTTCATTCCATTATTTCGTAATTTTTAATTAGTTCTTCGGTCAAATCTTGATAATCAAATGTTTCGTCAATATAAAATTTATGTTTGAAAAGCATTTCCCCACGATGGGACATTTTCCAACACTTAATTGCATCGTATTTTTTAGGCTTTTCATAAACAATCCATTGATGTTTTTTGCCCAATGACATTGCTGTTTCAATTTTTCCCCATTTACGGATGATATAATCTCCAAGGAAAACATATCCGGTAAATTCCATAGCTCGATCTGGATCATAATCGATATGATCCAAAGTTCCAATAAAATGGATGGGCTTGCTGCCAGAACAGAATAGAAAGCCTTCGGGAGTAGTATTTTCTTTGACTTTATATTCTTTGACATGAAGATTACTTTGACAAACCGGACATTTAAGTAGATTCATTTATTAGTCTTTTTTATTCTGTAAGTAATCAGTTCTAAACTCTTCTAGAATTTCTCTAGCAACTTCTCCATCAGCTTTGGTCAAACCTAAATCTTCGCTTTCCTCAGTGTCATACCAAGCCACATAATTACTGATTTCTTGATCGCTCAATTTATAATTGAGGCATTTAGCCATTTGCTTCATAAATTGGTCAGTCTCAATATCTAAACGAACCATATGTTCAATTAAATAAAGAATTCTTTTTATTTCTACTTTTAAAGTTTGACGATTCATAGCACACCTTCAAATCATAAACGGCATCACCACAATATTAAGTATTGTATATATTTTACTAACCAAATCATCTAGGCTATCAAAAAATACATTACCACTGCTAGCAGTTAGCATTGGGGCAAACCATTCTTCTGGTGGAATATTAGATAGATATGGTCCGCCCAACGTTCCCACCTGCTTAGTGAGAAAGTTTACTCTAAAACTAACTTTTTTATTTAGATAAAAAATATCTAGATTCAAGTCACTTTTCAGATGTTTAACTTTTTCGAAAAAAGCTTTTATATAACTTATTTCTAGTTTATCTAGAGTTAGTTCCATGCCTGAGAATTAATAACGGGTGGGACATAAAAATATTGAATTTCGTTCAATATCAAATCTGCTTGATCGGCAGCATCACCAAATAACGGATTATCTTTAATTTCAATTAAAAATTGTTTCAGCTCATAAACTTCGGCATAAGTAATCTTTCCACTTTTAATTGACTCAACTCCTTCTTCTAGAAGGATTTCTAGAAATTTTTTGGATTTGAGGCTTAATTGGGAGAATTTTTTACAAAGGTTGGTAATGTCTGAAAGATGAAGAGGAATTGATTCCATGAGGAGGCTCCATTAAAGAAAAACAGCTATTTACAAGCATTTTATGGTAAATGTGCACCTCCTATTGGACAAATTAATACAACATTATTACATCAGGAAATCACTCTTTTGAGCTCACATAACAGGTATATTTATAACTGTCATCATCGTCATCTTGAATCAATTCTGAGAGAGTTTCAGACAATCCAAAGACAGGAACTTCCTCTGGACTAAAGTCATCAACTTCTTCTGAAACTTCAGATAGTGCTCGGATTGGTCCGCTCTCAACGAGAGCAATCGGAACACCTTTAAAAGATTCTGGATACTTAGAAGTATCACAACTATCGACATATGCACGAATGCAGTATCGACCATCTTCGGTCTGACCAATTCCATTCCCATTCATTCCAGAATAAATTTCCGCAAATTCTTTTTTAAGAGCTTTAATTACTTCTAGATTAGAAAGATCTAGACCAATATCAGTAATTTTACCAGGAGCAGCAATAATTTCTTCGTTTTGGTGAGCCCATTTGTCATCTAGAGCAGCCTCAAAATGAACAAGCACATGCTTGTTATTTACCTTATCAGGAATAGAATTAGTAATTCGAAGCACTTCTTCATTCATATGACTAACATAAATAATAATGGAATCGGAAGTTTCTTCTACAAAACTAAAGAAAGTGTGAGGATCAAGAAAATTTTCGATATCATCAATATTATTCATGCTGTCTCCTAGGGTTTTATCGTTAATGGAACTTTTATTTTTAAATACAACCGTTGTTACATCAGTTAAACATTCAAAATCAGTGCTTTCTAAAGGGTTAACAATGATTGCATCGTTTTTAGTGAGAAACTTACGGTTCATTCTCACAGAACCTTCTATAATAACTGTTAACTCTACTGTTTCTGAATGAAAATGTTTAGGTTCGTAGTCACCTTTTTTATACCTTTTGATAGCTACTTCGCAGTTTTTATCCTGTAAAATAGCTAAAGGAAAGTCTCCCACCACCCAACCTTTTAAACAATTAACGATGCTTTTGACTTGCATTGCGATATTCTTCCATTTTTGGGTGAGGATATTTATAGCTATAATCTTTACACAAATTTTCTTGCAAAAGAGTCAATCCAATATCTTTTCCATCACTATTAAAGATATATCCCAAATCTCTTTTATAAACATCCTTTTTCACATACTGGTACGTGACTGTGGATGTCATCAGCTCTTTTGTACGAGCCTTTGCCTTCAATCCTTTAGGAATTTGCTCATCACAATCAGGTTCTTTGCGACACTTTTGATTTTTGGAAGTTTCAGGGCAATCAATTCCCAAAAGCCTGACTTTATGGATTTCTTTCTTAGGTCCACAAGACAGCCTTAGGGTATCACCATCGGATACTTTTTCTACCGTACAAATTTGAGTAGAAGCATCCGCCAATGCCAAATTACAACAAATCAAACTAAAAGCCAGAATAAAAAGTTTTTTCATAGCCGACTCGCCAGTAGGAAGAAAAATACAATGGTTCTAGATTAGTCTGTGGCTCTACAAATATAAGGCAGCGGTTAGTAGCTAGTAGCTAAATCTTCGTAGACTACGACATCGTCATCAATCTCAGATGCTTCGGCGTCTTTATATTTTCTTTTATAATATACTGAATCTACATGTTCGGTGGGAGCAAATTGCTCAATTAATTTAAGTTGAAGGAATCGACTATACTTTCCAGCGCAACTTTTACTACAAAATACTGGTTGTCCAGCTTTAGCTCTTTCTCTGAGCTTCCTGGGTTGACGAGTAAAAAGTTTCCCACACCATGGACATTCCAGCTCAATTGGATCAACTCTTCTGGTGTCATTGGCGGAATGTGTGGCACGATCCACTACCGAAAGATTCGAAATATCGTTGTTATCAACATCAGTATCCCAATGATCTACAGTTTCATCTATGCCTAATTCCCTACCTAAATGTTGTTCCATAATCCATTTAGGGTAACTGACAGTGCGTCTGCGACCATCTTTGTACACTACAATAACAATTTTTCTTTTGCTCCCAGAGCCTTTGCTATAGGGTCCAAAAACTTTAAAATCAGTCATTCTTAGATATCTGATTTATAGTTGTATCTTGGAGACTAGAATGTTAATAAAGTTAATAATCGCTTAATATTCTAGAATATTATAGAACCACTTGGTCATGGACTTTTATGCAAAAAACTCTAGAAGAAAATATCATAGATTATTGCCATAATAACACCAGCGTAAAAATAGCTGTGATCAATAATTTTGATAATTCTACTGGAAATATCTGGATTCAGAATGGCAAAATAACTCATGCCACCATTGAAGACAGTCATAGTCCCAGAACTGGGACAGCCGCTTTTAACAAGATTTTATCTTGGTCAGATTATAAATTCTATATATTAGACAACTGCATTAGTAAAACTGTTACAATTGAAAAAACTTGTAGTCAACTAAATGTTGGGGGAAATAAAACCCCAACAAATTTTATTAAACCAGTTTTTGAAAGTGAAACAATTAAATTTGCTAATCGAAGCAGCATTACTAGTATTGATAGTGGATTAGTTAAAATAATTGAAAAGTTACATAACTTGAATGTTTTAGAAGGTTTTGTGGGAGCGGCAATTATTGACGCTAATGGTCATGTTTACCATTCTAATGTTAAGAAAAACTATTTGAGTTTTAGTGCTGCATGTAACAATGCAGGTCAAAGTTTTAGATATCAAGAAAACATGAGCAGCAAACTAGATGACAAAGGTCTAAAAATAATGATTTTGGAGTCAAATGACAAGATCAATATTTTTAATAAGCTACACGACAAATACATCTTATATATAGCTTTAGACAAACCTGAAGCTAACTTAGGTCTTGCCCGTTCTATCATTAACAACTTATTGTAAAGAGATAATGAAAAACTATTTAATCAGCCATATAAAACGCCGCGTTGAAACTTTTATTAAGCAAGCCCAAGAAAGCTTTAGTGAAACCACTTATGCTCAAATTCTAGCGCTATTAGCTTCTCATAAAGATGAGGAAGAGTTAAAAGCTAGTATGCGTAATGATACTTTCAGAAACTTACTTTCTAGCTTAGTAGCTTGGACTAAGAATAAAGATCTAAAAAAAGCTAATGTTAAAGTTCATTTGGATATCAAAAATTTTATGGCAGAAATGGAAGATATTTCCAGTAATCCAGAAATTGATGAAACTCTAGCTGATCTAGTAGAAACTGATTTCTACGCTGACTTTGAAGAAATTCTATTAAACATTCTAGAACATGCTGAAGCAGTAGGTGAATTAGATACTGAGTCAGAAGAATATCAAAAGCTTCAACAAGCTAGCAGCTTTGATATCTTTAAGGCTGAAGAAGACAAGTTCTCTAATAGCATTAAGCGTCGCGGTGAGCCCAATATGGGGGTGGGCGGCAAAGAAGTAATGGGTGCTATCCAACGCTGCGAATTACATATTGAAAAAACCAGAGATTTTATCAAAGATTATAATCAAACTCCGGAATTAGTGAAGATTGGTCAAGATCTATTAAATCTTCTTATTAATGAAAAGCTTCCTCTTTGTAAAGAGATGGAAAAAATTCAAAATAAATTGTCAATTGAAGGGGTTGATCATTTTATCAAGATTGACAATCTTGATCCTGACTCTCTTAAATCTACCAAAATGGAACCTAATAGTGGTGGAAGTTTACTAGAAAACCTAGTAACAAAGAAAATGCCAATTGATCAAGCTTTAGAAGATGCCAATAAATCAAAATCAATGATTGATCCTGATGTTGCTAAAAGAATAAAAGTTAATCCTGATGGAAGTTATTCCAAGAGAAGTCCTAAAACTTTTAAGATTGTTAATCCTGAATACGCAGAAAAACTTTTTCCTGTTCAAAAAGCTATTTCCAAAATCACTCAAAGAGCTATTTGGATGGTTACTCTTCTTAAAAGAGATGGTGCGAGATACTTTTTAGAATCAGGACAAGTTCCTGATAGTTATCGGGTTGATCCTAAACTCATGGATTTGTATAAGAAAATCTCTATGATTAAGTTTAAGATCGAAGCTGACCCTATGACTATTAGTAAAGCTGGTTTGAATAAGAAAATCACTCTTACCAAAGCGTTAGATTATTTTATTGACAATCTTTTAAAAAGCAAAGACAATCCTTTTGATCCCAATGCTGGTGCTCATAAAATGTATATGGATGTTATCCAGCATTTTGAAGAAAAAGAACGTACTGGGAAGGCTGATCTAGAATGGCGTCATAAAGCTAAAGGTACGATTGATCGTCAACAGGGAAAATTACTTGGAGCTGCGCTAAATGAGATGCAGCAAATGACCAATAATTTGGTTGCGCACTTTGGTAAGAAATTCTTTCGTGATATTTTATTTAAAACTTATTTAGAGAGTCGTGGAGGTGATTTCTCTGAATTTAAAGACTATGTTGAAAGTCTTGAAAAGATTTATGCACTTAAGCAAGAATTCTCTAGTGTAAGTGAAAAATTCAATACTCTAAATGAAAAAGTCAGAGCCTCCAGAGAAACCAAAATTCCTCTTACTAATGAAGAATTAAATGTTCGTCATAATGCTGAGGTTAGACTAAAGCAAATTGCTAAAGTAGCAGCTGCTCTAGAAAAAGGTCATGCTGTATTAATTAAAAATTTAGGTAAATCTATTACCAGCATGATTCGTGATATAGCTTCTGGTAATGAAGTGTTTCAAGATGAAGGATTAAATAATCTTGCTGGATTCCTACGAACATTATATCAATTACGTGATAATCGTAATAAGCTTCATAATATCGTTAAAGAAACAATCGAACATGTTAATCTAACAAGCAAAGAATTAGATCCCCAAGATCTAACAGAAGCTCAGATTATGGATTGTTTAAATTTATTAGCTGCTTTAAATGACAGTATTGAAAAAATGGAAAGCTATCCTGAACTAGCAGAATATCTAGATAATTATCTAACTAATATTAAAAATCTTTGCAAAGAAGCTGAATCAGTATTCTTTCAGAAAGTTCCAGGCTAATTATGAAAAAAGAATCTCAGAGTGTTGGTGAAAGTTTAATTCAAGAAGTTCAAGGAATTTTTGATAGATTAAGCAAAAATGATAGCGAAGTAGAAGAAATTCTTGATGTTATGGGTAATTCTCTTTCGAGGCAAGTTGAGAAAAAACTTCAGTGAAAACTGTTAGATAACTTTCTTTTAATAAGCTTTCAAACTTATATTCTTCAAATTTATCAATAAGAGCAGGCAGATCGAATTCATATTCTTCTGCCTGTAACTCTTCCACAGGTACATCACTAAATTTAATTAGTTGATGATTAATATTAAAGTTTTCTTGATGTTCAGTAGTAGAAAGATATTCTTCAAATAATTCAGGACTATCAAGAAGCTTTTCTGCTTTCTTTTCTGACATTAATCTTTTAATATTATCAGATTTATCTCCAACTAAACTTTTATGCACCACATAAGGGTAGGGAAATTTTTCTAGAAAAACCTTTTTAGTACTATTATAAACTTTACAATTAGAGGTTTCTAATAACTGATAAAAATCAGTATCTGAAGTAATTACAATGTTTTCATCTTTATTTAAAGAATGGACCAAAGTATTAATAACATCATCACATTCAAAATCTTGATGCTTAACAATAGTAACAGGGAAGAGTTGAAGCAACTGTAGAATAATATTAGTTTCTTCAAAGAATTTAGCTTTGAATGATTTTTTCTCTTCTTGTCCTTCTTTGACAATCCGGTTAGCTTTATATTCAGGATATAGAGCATATCGATGCTTTGGATGACCTTCCAGAACAAGATAAACTTTATCAGGAGCAAATTGCTGAATTATTGCTTTGAAGTTCCTAATAAAGTTAAAAGTTATGATATGCTCATTTGTTTGAGCACTACCAAATATTCCAGCTAATGATTTATGAAAAAAGTTCTGGGAATCAATAATAAGATTTTTCATTTGATAATACTAAAATTAACAATAGCTTCAGCAAAAGCTTCTACTTCAGAATAAGAAATTCGTTTGTCGCCAAGATAAGTGGTTGGTTTTTTTATTAAATTATCAATATCTTTTGATTCAATCATTAGTTGATTTGCAGCTAAGATATAAAGCAAACTTTTAACTGAATCTTTATTTAGAGGGATAGTGGTTGAGCAAGTATGACCATGGTTACTTACTCCTACTGATAAGAAGAAGTAAGACCCAGGATTGTCAGGATCATCATTATCTCGTTTTATAAGATCGTAACTAACTCCACCATTAGAAATGTGCGCGTAACAACTACCAATGTTTGTGTCTTCTAATTGATCTGACATTTTAAACTTTCTTATACTAATAGTAAATGATTTTGTAACTTTTCTTCGAACTTATCATCATAATCAATACGCCCAGATATAATAAAAGGCTCACCAACAGGTTGGTTGATTATTCCGATCATTCCCACAAATATTTTACAAGTATTGTCTGATTTATTAATAATAATATAATTCTTGTATGATAAATTTTCTTCAACAATTGATTCATTAATATCGATGAATATAGAATAATGACCTTTAGGACAAATATAATAGCCTAAAGATGATGCCGATTGTATCCAGATACAATCTAAATACTTTTCACAAATAGGGCAAAAATACATTACAAAATACCATCATCTTTGAAAATATTTTCAATTATTTGTTCAAATCCCGGGTCAAAGTTAATAGTATAGTTGATACTAATTGTTTTAGAATGATTCTTTAATTGGCAACTTCCATCTAAATTATTTATAATTTCATATTTACCAATGAGGATTCTTTCATGAATAAAACTATTCAATACAAACAACTGTGAATATGTTCCAACTTCACATCCAGCATTATGACAACAGTATTCAACACAACTATTTGCAAATTCTTGCTCTGGAGCCAGAACACCATCACAAACTGGACAGCAAGGAATATAATTACTTTCAGCTGTCTCAATATAATATTCTGCTTGCTTATCCCAATAAGGTTTAATATCTAAAAAGCCAATTCTATATTGCTTTTGACTATTATTTATTTTAAATACCCATCCAGAACCACCATCACAATATTGGTATTGAAAACTATTCCTAGTAGTAATTACTCTATTAATTTTGTTTTGATGAAGAGTATTAGTTGAGTACTCAACTTCATAGGTATGATCTTCATTATTTGTTTGACATTGATAATTATTAGCAAACATCAATGTCAAGCTTCCAAAACAAATTGGGCAAAATTTAGTCATAGTTTTAGATCAAAATCTTGAACAGCTTTTAAAATAGCCAGATTCTTCATTTTGAATTCCATATCAATATCAATTAAATTATTATTGTTAGCTAATCTTTGGCATTCTGGAATATAATGAACATAATCACTGTGTTTACGACGTTCTTTAAACGTACCTTTTTCTTGACCCGGAGTGGTATTACTAAGATGAGTTAATGGTTTAATTCCATTCCAAGTGCTCATGGCTAATTCTAAACCTTGCTCAATTGTTAATTGAGCATCATTAAAAGTGTGATGATGACTGTCAAATACTATTGGTGTTTGTGTTTCTAGATATATATCATATAAATCTTTAACAGAATAACTAGATTCATCATTTTCTAATGTTAATCTGGCTCTAGCATGAGGGGCTAATCTATTAATATTAGAAACCAATAAAGATTTATTATTTTTTACACCACCATGAATATTGATAGCGTAAAAAGGAGTAGTATCTAATTCCATTTTATCAAATACCCAACTATGATGTTCAAAAATTTTAATAGAATTATCAACAACTTGCGGAGTGTTGCTACTCAGCAAACAATACTGATCTGGATGAAGATTTAGTCTAATTCCATGTGACTTAGCAAAGTCACCAATATTTTTGAGTAATCCAATTACTTTAGTATCTGCTTTTAACTGCGCTTCACATTCATCAAACAATGGCAGAAGACCACTACTAATTCTCATACCTCTGAAACCTAGACCATGAATTTTTTTTAAAACTGCAAGTAATTCAGTGCAATTATTAACCCAGGTATCATGAATTTTACTATCTGAGTAAGATCCTAATTTATATAATCCATATTGTAAATGTTTTTCATAACAAATGTTTTCATAAGATACTTTGCCTTTTTTACTGGTTTTTTGTTCCATGAACTGACAACAGAGTGAAAGCATTGATTCCTTAAAAAATAAAAAGGAGAGGCAAATTAATGCTCTCCCCTTCTTTTG